CGTTGCTGGATTGGAGCCTCCCTATCCTTGCAATCGCATGTTCTACCGTAAGCTCCGAGCCAGCGCCTTCAACTCCAATAGCAACAGCCAACGTACTTATATTGGCTTCCAGTTCCTCAATGCTGGATTGAAGGGCATCTTCGAGAGGGCGCGATTGCCATTTCTCGATGGGCACTCCGTACCAGTTCATAGGGCACAAAGCGTCACCACAAAACACGAGTTCATTTTTAGACAGTTCGTGACTTGAAAATGCGGCATGTTTACACAACGGGCACGATTTCAGTTCGCTCATTCATACCTCCTTACGATATGTTGCGTCGTGGGTGTTTTCCTGTTCATCTACTTTTTGCATAAACTCGTCTGTTATTGGTTTCTTCATATCATCATATTGGTAGGTATAGATATAAAGTTCCTCCTCGCAGTAAGTACAAATACCACCACGGGTTTCAGAACCACATTTTGTACACTTACCCATCACCCACCTTCCTTACGATAGGCTGTGTAGCGACTGACGATACAGTCGGGGGAGTGGGTTGTGCCATCGCTATCATACGGGCTTGGTTGAATCGCGTCGCAGTATCGACAAAAATCGCCATCGCGTCTCCACCCATTCGCCACTATACTGCGTAACTCGGATAGCTCGACAAGGGCATCCAAAGCTTCGATAGGGCTAAGCGGGAATATTGTGGTCGGTCTTTCGTCTGTGAGATAATCTACTATTTCATCCACTCGCTCTTTACTAATAATGTTCATTTATTCACCTCTTTCAGGGCGGCATAATCACTCTGCCAAACAGAGATGTCATTTATCACTGCGCTTACACTACGGAAGTGACCCAGCACAAGATTCACTCTCTCCAGCAGTTCACGGGAGACGATTAGCTCTTTTGCCAAATCATCAACCTCTCTGGAGCCACGAACCCACTTCCAGTCACCAGAGGCTAGTTTTTTCAATCGCATGTCACTTATTCTGTCCATCATCTATCTCCTTGTCACTCCGTTGTTCACGTAATGTGATGTTGAACGCCTGCCACGCCAGAATCCGCCCCCACCACGTACCGAATGCGAACCACACTATCGAACCTAGAAACCAAGCGGCGACTATTACCATTCCGGTATCTACTGACATAATAGCTACAAGAATTTTGACCAACAACTCCGTGCTCATCGCGGTACCTCCTACAGCAAGATTAGGCTCTTTATGAAATCCGGGTCGGGCTTGATATGCTCCAAACTCCAGTTACGCTCTTTAAGCGCCTCGTAGAACAGAAACCATGGATTGAGAGACGCAGCCGCCCTGAGCTTGGCTCTGGCGTCCCGGTAGTTTGTCTGACGCTTACTGCCCTTCACCTCGACGCACACTATCATTCCGTTGTCCATGACATAAACAAAGTCTGGGGTATACGAACCACCCGGCAGCTTGAACGTGAGCCACTCGTATAGCCGCGCCGAGACAGTGCGCCCGGTGGCGCCACTAATCAGCACAGCATCATACTGACGCCACTCATCCTCAACGGTCGAGCGAGACCGCAGGTAGAATTCCATCAACGTACGGTCGGCTGTGGATGGTGGCTTGCCGGATACCACATAGGCTTGTATGGCTTGGATAACTTCGCTGTCCAAACCATACTTCATTACTTTATCAACCGTGCTGAGTTGTTTTGCACGCGCCATTACTCACCTCCAAATCGTAACCAGTGAATCTCGTCACGCAGTATACCCGTCACCGATTCCGGGAGCACTATCTCAAAATTCACCAAAAGGCTAAAACATAACACGTGGCTCATCCACAACACATGTGGCTTGAAACTATCTGCCAGCTTGTGCCCGGTCTTGGCAGATGAGTCCCCAAAGAACTCTACAGTATCTGTAATGATTTTCTGGACACGCCGCGCATCGCCCGTCGAATCGGCAAGTTTATTAACCGCCAGTTGCAAGCGCTTGGCACGCTGGGCAATCACGTCGTTACTATACAGGCTTTCGTTCTCTTGGGCATTCATAATCAGCTGCTCGAGCAACGCGACACCCACCTCCAAATATATCTCGGGCATCTTACGAATCACGTAGTCCTGCTTGACGCCCTGCTCGATGGAGGTCTTAAACATGACCGATACATCTTCGCCACTCAATAGTGCGCCACGCTTAGTGTGCACGGCGCGATTCACCATGGTATTGTTAAGGCTGGCGACCACGATGTTGAGGTTTGCAAGGATTGCTGTGGGTGTTTGTTCTCCAAACCGGGATACCACGCCGTGCCCTAGGATACAGGACTCTGGGTACCCAGCCCGCCACACGGCACTCATACCGCGACAAAAATCAGCAAGACGCTCGTACCCGCCCTCTGCTAGTTTGGCAACGTATAACGCCACCATCTTGTGCCGCGCAGACTCGAGGGCGCACACACGCAGGTCAGACATAACATCATTGGTATTATATCGGGGATACTTGTCGCCCATGGCGTCCACCAGTTGCTTGGCGATAGCTGGCACATCAGAGTCTGGCTTAATGAACTCGACCTCAGCCATGTCGTTGACACGCTGGTGGTCGATGCGTTTCTCGCCATGCAGCATATTCAGGGCTTCGTCTTTGCTGTCTGCATATACCTTGGCGTAGAACACGCACGCTTTTTGCAAGATGTCTGGGGTGATATCCGTTCTCTGTTCTGACATTATCAATCCTCTCCACGAACTAGATTTGCCGAGTCAGGATTTGAACCTGATTGCCTACCATTTCGTCCATCCACCTGCTTTCGCATTTGACGCTTCACGCTAGGTTGGTAGACCGAGAAGTGTCCTAACCTCCTCTGTGTGTTCCACCACACCGCCCGGCATCATCATTGTAGCACATTGGCAGGTTTTGTCAAGCGCCTCTTTCGGGACTGGCAAGATAGAACTTTTGTTCTTTGAGCGCGTATTCCAAGCGCACCACTGTATCGATGGAGCCGATACGGTTTTTGCGTATCCACAGCTCGGTCTCCTTAACGTTTGAGGCTGAGTTGGAGGCTGAGGCTTCACTCAGGTCTGGGCGGTACAGCATCATCACGCAATCGGCTTTTTGTTCAATGTCACCAGACCACCGCAGGTCAGACAACACCGGGCGCCGGTCGCCCTCCTCAGCACCGCGGTTGAGTTGGTGCACGCACATCACATGCGCATTGTATTTTTTGGACAGGTTCCGCAAATACGTTACGACCGCTGCCAGCCACATCACTGGGCTATCGGATTTTTTGTCGTCCTCGTCGATTTCATCCAAGTGGTCGACCACAATGAAGTCCGGCTTGCACGCAGCCACCGCGTGGTGTATCTCGGACAGCTTTCGGGACACACTATCCACAAACAGGGTGTTGGGGAATTGCTGAGCCAGTCGGGTGGACTCTTTGATAAGCAGGTCGTTTTGCAACTCCGAGGTTTTACCGGCAACCACGTCACGCCACTCGATACGCATGGAGCCCGCGGCTGTGCGTGCCCACAAGTCCTCGCCGCGCAGCTCGGTGCTGAAATAGATAGCCTTTTTACCCATCGACGCGACATACTGTGCCATCTGCCACGCCAGCGCCGTTTTGCCCACAGACGTTCTGGCAGCTAACACGCTCAGCTGGGTACGCTGCAACAGCCCCAGCGCATTATCCAGCGTGCTCAGTCCAGTAGAGACACCATCCCAGCCCTGCTTGACGCTCGCGTTAAATTTGGCAACTATCGTGTCGATATTTTCAAACGACGGCTTGCCTTGGTTGGAGTCCTTGGATAGCGTCTTGCTCATGATATCGACCGCGCCCATCAGGTCTCTGGCGGACATAAACTTCATCGCGCCCTCAATGGCGGTCAGGAAATCAATCTCACGCCCGAGCGCTACCATCCGGTCAGCATAGTGGTCGATTCGTTTCAGGTCGGGGGTCTGGTTTATCCAGTCAATAAATCCGGCGTCGTTCTGGATGGCGTCGAGAGCCACCATGGGGTCTTGAGATTCCAACAGCGCACGCCAGACCTTGCCAGCGGCAACGTCACAGAACGAATCCGGGGATACCCATGCATATTCACTCAGGGCAATCTTGGTGTCATGTCCAATGGACGCTGCCACAAACCGGCGCTCGACGTCGCGTTTTTCCTGCGTGGTCGCCCGGAGAACATCACCGGTGCGTATCTTGGGTTGTAAAGCGGGAGACTGATTTTCGGCTGTCATCACCACACCTCGTTTGCGGATTCTATTCCAAGGTCACCCTTACGCTTGGGTTTTGACTTGAGGCTGTAAGCCATGTTCGTGACGCTTTTGGGTGAGCCGATAGGCAGCTCGTCCTCGCGCATTTTTTTGATAGCCCGCTCGATATCATCCGGCGTCAAGCCTATCGCAATCTGCTTACGAAATTCCTTGAGCCAAAAACCAAACTCGTCCCCGGTCGCCATTCGCCCGAACAGGGTGCAAAACCGCTGGGCAAGCACACGTACATCCTCTGGGAATTTACTGGCGTCGATAATTTTGACCTCGTGCTCTTGTGCGTTCCGGGCTATCCCGCGGTTCATCGCTTTGCGTGCGCTCTCCCTCCGAAGAATTGCAGGGTTGACCCCTTGTGGGTCATCTGTCGTAGTCTCTGTTAAGTTAACAGTATCAGGTACTGTTAACGTTAACGGTACGCTAGAGGGAATTTCGGGTGTAGCATTGTCCGCTGGCGGACAGGGCGATGTATCGCCACAAACAGGGTCGTCCTGCCGAAAGACCATCTGTTGACCCTCCTCTGGTGGATTATCATCCGGGTCATTCAACGGAACCATAATGACCGGGGAGGCATGAACCACAGCCGGGCGAAACGGTATGATGGGCTTGGAGACCACCGGTTTGTTTTTATCAATAAACAACTGCCAAAGCTCACCTAGCTTTTCGAGGTCTAGCTCATAATAGGTGGTCTGGTGCTCTCTCCACATCCCGACCGACAACTTAACGATACCCATATTTGCCAGAAGCTCTTTGGCTGCCCGGAGTCCATACCGGGACATACAGAGCTCGTCACAGAACTCAGCATCCGATTTATAGATGCCCTCATTTGCCGCCCTCGGGTACCAGTATAGCAACTGCCCGAGCAACACCCCGGCGTCATAGGAGCCTGTGAATTTGATGAATGCCTTGGAAACCATGAAGTAATTCCTGTCCCCCGAAACTTGCAGTAGCGTCGCCGCCAAAGAATTTGTTGACGTCATCGAGACCTCTCTCAAACTAGGATTCCCTCAAACCGAAAACAGGGTGACCACTATTCTACAGAGTTAAGTCCTTAAAGTCAATAGAACAAACATTCTGATGTACTAAAATGTCAGGTATTGACATTGTGTTTACAATATGCTATAGTGGACACACATATAGGAGTGACTATGACAAGGAAACGTTTTGACAGTCAGTTTGCTTTCCCGTGGAGCCACGTGATGCGTGAGGGGTACGACAAGTTAGCCGCAAGGCGGAACACGACCGTATCACAAATCATTCGTGATGTCCTGTGGGACAATCTGCTTAAAGAGGGCTTAGTGAAAGACGAACCACTAACCCCCATCGCTCAGCCCGAAACAACTGAGTAGACCAATCAGAGAGGATAACAACACATGACCGACCCAACCCCAAGCGGTGCGGCTGCTTCAACGCCGCAAGTAACAGCCACCCCTGACCCCCAGCCTGATATTATCATTCAGGATGGCGAGCAGGCTTTACTGGGTGAGGCTGGCGGTATCGCGTATACGGATAACTGCCTGCTTGACCCGACAACCAAAATCCGTGTGAACCTGACGGCTCGAGGGCTCACCACTGACAAAGCTGCCACACTCTTAATGCAAACCGTGACCCGGTTACTTGCTCAGGGGTGGACAATCGTTGAGAGCGCCAAGAACACGCCGCGCCAATCCACCACCAATAACAGCGCTTCACTTAAGGCGCTCCCTACCAGCACCGGCGCCCCAGCCAAACCAGCTGGAGCCGTCCAGTCACTGGGAGCTCCCGTCAACGTACCCGGACAGGTTGGCGGGTCTGGGGAGGTTGTCAGCATCACCAGCATTGCCCACAATGTTACCAAAAACGGCACACACTGTATCACGTGCCGCGGCGGTAAGTACGTGAAGTGGGGCTTGACCCTCTACCCGGAAAACATCCCGGCGGACTGGCAGGCATTCCAGCAGTGGAACGTTGGAGAATTCTATGCTCTGGAGAACCCACAAAATGTTCTCACCGATGGTACCAAAGTCTTAAAGGTTCTATAGGCTTACGACATGGCGTCCAAACCGGTTATCACCCACCAAGGCTCTATGAATGCCGCACCGTCCATTACCAATCTGGTCGGTAGTTTGGCATCACAGAAACCGCGCCGGGTGGTATCCAAGGTGGATTTGACCAAGGTAGTTGATATGCGCGTGGACTCAGCTATGGTAGACGATAACCACTTGGGCGATATAGATTATGAGGAGGAGGACTCCCTGCCTCGTCTACCATATCGCTGGGGTTGGTATAAAAAAATCAACAATACCATTTATGCGCTGGCATACGCCAAGCCCCGCAGGGGGAATCAAGGCGCTCTCAGGGGAGGGCTCACCTTATTAGATGGTATCGCCCCGCTCTTGGATAAAATATTCGATGCCAATGCTGACGAACCCGCCAAAATGCAACAGCTGCAAAAGCTCTTGATTGACCAAGCTGGTCTATTGGAGGGCAGCGCCAAAACCATGCGCGTGCTGGCAGACGTCATCCGTATTCAAAGCGCAAGCCGAACACCCGGAGTATATGTAGACGACGACCAATAAAAACTGGTACTTGACAAACCCCCACAAAGTGCTATAATCATAGTGTAATACAGTGTAAGACAAATCATTTTCAGGAGAGGTAAAATGACAAAGTTTGTTGGTGCTTATCCGAAAGTAATCAAAGAGGTGCTTACTACCTCGGCAGTCTCCGGCGAAAACGCCATGCTGCTATCGTCACCCGGCTGGGGCAAGACCGAAATGGCTTTGCAGACCGCGCTGGGTATCACCAAGTCCAAAGACAACGTTATCTTTTTAGAGCTCGACCCCGCCACGCCGCCTGAGGTTGTTCGCGGTTCATATGACCCGGCGCAGGCTTTGCAGGGCAAGTTGGTTCGGATGCTTGAGAATACCCCCTACGACCCCAAAGCCAGAATCGTTATTCTGGACGAGTTGTGGCGGGCGAACGACGTCTTGTTCGATGCTCTGGTGCACGCCACCTCCAATAAGATGGCAAACCCGGTAACCAAACCTGTGTTCTGGGGCACCAGCAATTTCACTGGTAAGGCAGAACGCGTGGCGGCTCTGCAAGACCGTTTCGCAATCTGGTACTACCTGTCAACCCCAGACCTCGAAATCAAATCCATCGTGTCGGCTCATCTGAATGATGGTGACCCACAGAACGTGGACGGCGACTGGGCTATCGACCTGCCCGAGCTCAAGACAATTGAGTCGGTTCGTCAAGCCAAACCGAGCCAGTCCACTGTGGACGCCATTCAGGAAATTCTGTACTCACTGGCTGATGAGGCGATGCATCAATCTTTTTCAATCAACCCGCGCCGCATCGTCCAGTGGACTGCCATGGTCTACCGCATGGGTGTTCTGGAAACTGGTAAGAGCGATTTCACAGACATCCCGATGCGTGCCCGTCGCATCCTGCGCTGGGCTTATCCCTGCCCGGATGCGAACACAGCCAGCAAGTGGGCTGAGGTCAGCCGGGTCATGGAGGACTCCATCGGCGCCGCAATCGAGGCATATCGTGCCGAGGCTATCAACAAGTTTCGTAAAGTGTTCAAGCAATCTGATGCGTCCGCTCGGGCTGGTCAGGTTGCAGAGCTTGGTATGATGCTGGCGAATGCAGAGTCCGAGCTGATTAAAATCGGTGGCAAGGACGCTCGTGTGCAAGAGGTTATGTCCGAGCTTTCCAACCTGTTCGGTCGCGCCGTTCGTGGCGAAAAGATTGACTGAGAGGCAGACATGAAAACATGCTCAGCTAAACCAAACGTATCAACTCTCAAGTTAACACCCGGTCAACGCACCCTCGGTGGAATGATAGAGCTTACCTTGGACAAGCCCTTTGGTTTTGGCAAGGACGAAATCCAACGCGCGTTCGACGATTTAGCCGCCGACCTGTTCTGGAGTTACTACGCGGTCGAGCCTGAGCAACTCTCCGTTCCGAAAGACCAACTGCCAACCGAGCGCAAGTTTACTGGTATGCTCATCGACTGGTTACGCCAGACCCAAACATGGCAGGCTGGTCATGAGCGTACCGCTGGCTCGTTGGTGCACTCCGCCCTCACAGCCAACCGGATGTGGTCGCTACTCACCGACGATGACCTTATCCGCCAGATGCTGCAAAACATGGCTGAGTCTGCTGAGCTTGACAAACAGGCTGCCAAAAAAGAGCGTAGCGAAAACAAAAACAGTGACTCTGAATCAGACTCATCTCCCTCCCAGTCCGACGGCGATGGTCAGGATGGTGATGGTCAGGACGGCGATGGTCAGGATGGCGATGGCGATGGTGATGGTGATAGTGATGGTCAGGATGGCGATAGTGACAATCAGAGCCAGCAGCCCAAGGCATCCTCGCAGGAGTTACGAAAACGCGCCAATAGCAAAGCAGCCAAGGCGCAACAGATGTTCGATAAGCTGACACAATCCAAGCACAATGAGGCTTTTCGTGCCGGGTTTGCCCAGCAAGCCAAAACCGATGCCAGCGACTCCATGGAAGTCTTAGCATCTTGGGGCGTGGAGCTTGACAAGATTCAGCCAAACGACATTGGCAAAATTCAGAATCTGCTCAACCGGGGCACTTTCGAGCGCCTCTCGGGTATGGTAGAGCTGTTCGGTCGTGCCAAGGGATTCGCCATCAGCGGTCGTATCAAATCTGCTGAGCGCCGCGGGTTCGTGGTTGTACAGGATGGCTTTACACAAGACATCGCCTCCATCTTTCCGTCGGAGCGTTCGATGCTCATGTCAAGCAACCCGCTGTTACAGGCACAGGCTACCTGTGAGTACGCTGACCATGGCTTGATGGGCATGGTCAAGGGGCACGACACAGACAAGCTGGGCTCGCTGGTTATCGCGGTGGACTCCAGTGGTTCCATGGGCACCCCGGTGCACTTGGACATCAACGATGACGGATTCGGCAGACAAGCTACCCGCCATCAGTCCGGTAGTTATTCAGCCGAGGAGGTTTCCAAGGGTCTGTCGCTGGCAATCACCAAAGCCGCCAAGACATTCGAGCAATACTATCATATGTTCTTGTTCGGCTGTGGCAGCGGATACGACTTTGTAAATTCCAGCACCAGCGACTTGGATACTCTGAGCTGGGCTGGCAAGCAATACGGCGGTGGTACCGATTTCGACTCAGCGCTTACCAAGTGTGTGGATATTATCAATAACGATGTTCCCGAGGCGGAGCGCAACAACGCTGACGTCTTGTTCATTACAGACGGTCAGGCGAATATCTCTGAATCGGTTGCTGAACAGCTCAAGAACCTTAAAGAAAACCGGGGCACTCGTTTTATCTTGATGTACATTGGCAGCGGTATCTCGCAAGTCAAACATCAGTTTAGACATATCTTCGATGCGTATATCGATGTGTGTAGCATTCCCAGCTTCGATGACCTCTCCCGGCAGGTTACCGATGCACTGAGGTAGCCTGAAAAGCATCGGGCTGGATGCGCGACCGAGACCCCACGGCAACATCCGGGGTCTCGGTTTTTTTGTGCTCAAATCGGGGAAAATTCCCTATTGACAAATCCCTGTAAAGTGCTATAATCATAGTGTAATACAGTGTTCAACAAACAGGTTCAAACAGAGAGAGGACAAGCTATGAATCCTAACACACCAGAATTGGTCAACTCAGGGTCGCTCAACGAGGATACGCTGACAGGCTCTTATATCGTAATTGTCGAGTGGGACGGCAGGCGCCCTCCAACCAAGTGGTACAACCGCCTCGCGTCAATTGGTCTGTTCGTGCGTGGTTCCGACGCCGCTAAGGAAACATCTCCAATTGCGCGACGCTATCAATGCAGTGGTAGCCACAGCCGGGCGGTCATCGTCCAAGAGGGTATGATTATCACTCCAGATGAGCACACCGCTCACCTAGTATTCGGATGGGCGCACCAGATGGGTGCCCGGCACGTCAGCATCGGGACTGCCCAGTTTGCCAACCACTACGCCTCTGAGATGGACATGGATGTCATCAAGAAATTCGAGACACAGTTCGGGCTCAACAAACGCGGTCGTACACAGCAACCAGATAAAGAAATCACCACAGCGGTGGTAGTCTGTGAAACCTGCGGACACACCGAGCAGCGCAAAGCGCCATCCAGCCGCGGTCGCCAAACTGTCAACTGCGCCAGCTGCCACAGCAGCAACGTAACCGTGCGGCTTGGAAAAAAGCACACAGTGCGATTCCCCTCCAGCGAGAACGCGAGCCGGTTTGAAATGTGGGCTCGTCAGTACCTATGGGCACAGTCAATCCCGCTCAAAGACGCACCCGCCTATGAGGGCTGTAACATCGCTGAGCCTACCGCCCGAGCTTACGACTTTGACGCGAAACTATCACGCTGCGCGACTGTGGCTGAGGTTGAGGGGCAGATGGGGCACGAGGTCTCTATCGTACGAACAGTCATGGAACAGTGGAAAGACAGCTCGCAGTTTACCCAGACCGAGTACAACGCAGTCGCGTCCTTGGTCTTTTGGTACGCCCATAGTCGGGTGGCAGAGATGGAGAGGGCTAAGCAGGTTGCCGATAAAGTTGAGCACTGGTGGGACGCTGAACAAGCACGCCGTATCGATGGCGCCCGGATATATTATCTGCTGGCAACCAAGCCCGCTGACATCCAGTTATCGGTCAGAGCCCGCAAAAGGTGGTTTGCCTTCGATATCATCGATATCCTGCCGACCGTTGCCAAAATCAGCCTGACCCACATCTCGACCGAATCTGCCGATAAAATCATCCGCTCGCTGGTTGAATCAGTCAAGTAAACCGCTCAGGTCACACAAAAAACCGCCCCGGACTGGGGCGGTTTTCTTTAATACATTCTGTTTTATTGGTTAGAGATAGCCTTGGCAATCTCGACCACCTTGTCAACTTTGTGGGCTGTCTGGCTTCCAAGCCACACCATGACCACGTACAAGACGGGTCTGAAATAGACATCGATGGCTGCCACCAAGTCTGGGAACTGTAACAGCCACGTGGCTAGAACACCCAGAACAGCAGAGAGTCCAAGGATTATCAATGTCTTGAGCTTGCTCGATAGAGCCTCCCACTTGGGTACGCCCTCAAGACCCCACGCAATTGCCCAGCTTATCAGCAGGAAAGCCCCGCCGCCTGTGCCTGTCAACCATTTCAGGACTTCACTTAGATTCGTAGCTGTTTCCATATCGTCACTCCTTAAGGTTATTATACGCCTTTTTTCTTGCGATAGGCTTTACATCTTACCCGGTTATGGATAATCTCAACCGACTCATAATCGGGGTAGTTTCGCTCCATATAGCGCCGGATAGCATCACGGGATATGCCCAGCCGGTGCTCGAGGTCTTTTTGCAGGATATCTCCGGGCTGCATACGTTGTGTGGCGAACCCTCTGGTCATCTCCTCGAGCAACTTCTCGTAAGTTACAGCCGGACTATCGTCGGCTGGGGCAGTTTGTACAGTTTTCGACTCAGTTGCCATTCTCCACCTCGCGTCCGAATCACGACCCCACCGATATGGGGCATCCTGATGCGGTCAGATTTATACACAAAAGGCGTCTTGAGCTGCCAGCCGGGTGTAATGACACACAGCCGGTCGCTATCGCCCTCGCGTGCCAGCGGCACTGTTAGGTACCTGTGCCGATGGGAACGAATGATAATGTCCGGCAGCTTGGCGCCCCACTGCGACGCTTCGACCATGGCGGCGTCCAGCTCCCGCTTGGGGGCACTGGTCTCGTATCCAGACGATGACGAGTTGCCAATGTGGTGGGAGGCGTGCATCAGAACGTTGTCAGGCGTCTCCATCCATAACTCCCACCGGGCGCAGTTACCAGTGGCATCATCTTTGAGAGCACCAATATCCGCAGCAATGCGCTCGGTAGATTGCTCTCCAATACCACCATGAGCCTCTGTGCCCCTAACAACAAAACACTGGTCGAAACCAGCTGCTTTTATCATGGGTTTTATGACATTGACCGCGGCAATCTCTTGTGACTGTACCGAAGGAACTATATCGACCGCCTCGTGGTGATTGCCGTCTATAATGTCTCCGTTGAGTATCAACGCTGTTTTTTTCGCGGTTTGTAAAAGTGGGGGTAGATACTCAGACCAGAAGTTAACCCAGAATCCCCAGACCATCAACTGAAAGGCAGACGGCATAATGCGCCCGCCCGTATCTGTCTGAATTCCATCTGCTGGGCACAACCCTAAATAGCTGCCCACATGCAAGTCGCTTAGAACAACGACTGCGGAGTCATGTATGTAATTAGTTTTTGGCATATGTTTTTGGTTTGGTGTGCGTGAAATTTGAATGAATGTCAGCCATACTGCAAATGCCAATCGATATACGACTGGCAACGGATTTGAGATTTTCAATCTCGGCTTTGGTGTAGTCACGGTGATTTTCTGTTGACACCGAGAATGCCCCGATAAGGTGACCAGATAGGTTAAACAACCCACACAATACCAGTGTGCTGACGTTATGGGTGTCCATACTGCCGTTTAAGGGGCTGGTCGCCGCCTTGTCGCTATTGTGTACAATTACAATCTTATTTTTGGCTAAATCGACCACAACGTCGGCAAAGAGACTCAGGGGAATGTCTTTATACGTGTTAGCGTCCGGCACCATGCCGGTCGTTACATACTGGTGCGTAGCGGTCATTTTTAGGAAAGGCACGCCAGCAAAACTCACAACACCATTATGAAATTGAAACAAGGTGGAATATTTCGCGCCGTACTTCACGGCTGTCTCGGCAAGGGCGGTATCGATTTGGGAATCGATTTTTGCCAGCTGCTCTAGTATAACGGAGCCATCATATGGATAGTCAGTGGTGCGACGCCGCCTTTTGTCGCGCTCCTGCATATCCTTAACCCATGGTATGAACCACACCAAGAGCATCAAAATCAACATCACGAGAGATATCCCGTGATTTTCTACCAACTGTAATATTTTTTCAAAGGTTGTTAAATCCATGCGCGTCTCCTGTATCTCGTTGTTTAAGATGTTGACTTACACTCACACGCGCACAGTATATTTTAGGTTAATCCACCCAGTCCCTCCATTATACATGATTTTTCCCCAATATAGATTGGATATCTCCAGAATAGTCACTACCTGCCCGGCAAGCACATAGCCGCGTACCGGAGAATACATCGTGGCGCTTAGGCGAACAGTAAGCACTGCGGTGTTGATTTTGACGTCGTAGGGCAAACCGGTTGCCGGTGGTTCGATGACGATGGGTGGCGGATTGGCTGGCACACTATTATCATTCAGGAACTTTTTCCACGATGCCTCGTCGCCATACCACAGATTCATGTCAACCGCGGTAGGCACCCCATACACCGACCCAGCCTCAGTCCACTGCCATATCCAGTATGAGCTCCACCCGCTGGGGAGCCTTGGATAGTCGACCCGGTAGTTTGCGACCCAGAGACCATATTTTTTGGTTAGGTTACTGTTCTTGGGTAGGTGCGTGTTCCAATATCCCATCGACGTGTAAATCCATGGAATGCGACCGGTCTTTTGCTGGATAAACGACAGGCAGGTATCAAGCAGCTGGCTGAGCTTGTACGGTTCGGGCTCAACAACATCGCCTAGCCACTCGACATCCAGAATCGGGGGTAAATCGGGGAAACTTCCCACTTTGTTCAGAAAAGTTCGCGCCTGTTTTATTGGGTCAATACGGCAGTCAAAAAAGTGATATGCCCCGCGGGGTATCCCGACATCTTTCATGCCAGCCCAGTTGTAGTTAAACCGACTGTCCCAAAAGTAATCTCCCTGCGTTGCCTTGGCAATACCAAAGCGTATCGCGGGTATCTGGTTGGCGGCAACTTTGCTCCAGTCAATCACACCATCGTGGTGTGATACGTCGATGCCGCTAATTTTATCAATCAAGATTGCTGATGATGGCATGGTGCTCTCCTTTTAAGTCAAGTCATTTCTGTGGCTCTGGTGGACGAGGGATTTTGTTAACAGAGACGTCCAAGACTGGCGGCGTCTCTGGGTCGAGACGCGCGGTAATCTTATTGATAATCGACGCCATCAACACCACTGGTTTAGCACCAACTACGGTGATGCTTCCACATAGCTCAAGTAGGGCTCGGTACTCCTCTTGGGTAAAGATATCAATTGCTGGTGATTCGGATTTCGCGCTCATCATATATCTCCTTATGGATAGTTTATTTGACACCATTATTATACACGATTGCCACGCTCTCGACACTCATGCGAGAGCAGTCAAGCCTTTGTTCTCTAGCACTACAAGTATCGCGTTAATAGCTGCCCGCGACTGAGAATCCACGGTGGCGCCACCTGACGGGTCGGCGATATGTGCCGCTTGAACTACGGGAGTTGCGTTGTGAAACGCGACCTTCTGTGCGGCGGCTGAGCCTATTTTTAATCCAGTGGTGGTATCCGTGATAATGCTTGTGGCATTGGCTGTTATTGTGCCAGCAAATGTAACGTTCTTGGTGGACTCAATCCGCATTGCCTCTACTGCGGTTGCAGACCCCACCGGAGTTGTTGCGAATGTCATATATGAAGATGCATCACCGGAGCCCCACGCGGCAGCTGAATACACCCTTATCCTACCCGATGCAGCTGTAGTTGAGCCGGTCGTGATTGCTCTAAAATCTAGCACCCCTATCCTTTTGTCGGCTGCGCTCGGAGTGATATCCCCTTCCACCGCAAGAACACCCCCAGAGGCAGCCCCCTCCGCAGAGCTGTTATGAATGAATATTCCGTGTCCGCCCGTAATACAATTAACCGATATTGCCTGCTGCGAAGTCCCTGCCGTGACTTGTAACACGCCAAGTTCTGAGCTTGTTGCTGCCGGAGCCGCTCCAATGCCAATGTTGTTATTTCCGGCATCAAACACAAGCAGGTTCGCGTTGGTGTCGCCCTCGTAAGTGATATTAAAATCCCCGCCAGTATCATTGATGATAATATCTGTTGTGGGCTGCAAGGGCATCGCCCCAGCCGCTACGGGGAGGGTGCTCCAAGAGGGAGTGGCGTCGCCGCGCAAGAACTTTGCCGTGTCGGATGGAGAGGCTGGGCATAGCCCTGCCGCAGCACCCACATTCGGCAATATCCCGGCAGCCTGCGCCCCCGTTAGACCGGCGATATTTCCACCTGTGATGCGACCGACTATGCGCTGTTGTAATATCTCGATAGGGTTCACCCCACCATCAGTCCCAGCCGCCCGGCACACTAGGTAGTTCGCAGTTATATTCGCCAGTTTTGACCACGACAGAGCAGCGTCTGCGATAGTCAGCGACAGTGCCCCAGTTGCCAATGTTGCGGTGATACCACCAGAGCCAGACACAGTGAGTTGTTGAGTAACACCATCACTGCCAGCCGCCCGACCTAGTATTCTTTGGTCGGTGGTATTGGCAATTTTTGCCAATGTAATCGCCGAGTCCGCAATTGAGGCGGTAAGCGCCCCGGTCGCCAATGTCAAACCTACTCCGCCGGTACCAGTAACAGTAAGAGCCTGTGGCACGCCATCAGTTCCAGCTGCCCGACCGATGATTCTCTGGTCGGTCAGGTTTGCCATCTTCGCAAGCGTAATAGAGCCATCTGCCACAGTCGCCGAGACCGTGAGCCATGTACCCACGCCGCTCAAAAACTTAGCAGCATCGTTCGGCAAAATCGGACACAGCCCATGGGCAGTGATACTGACATTGAGGTCAGTATTATTGTCCGGTGTTCCGAGGTCATCCAACTTAAGCGCCGTTTTATTGGTAGCGTTTGTTAAGTCTCGGTCAGTGGCATGATAATGCAGGGCGGAATCCCCGCCATCCGTTAAGTCGGTGTGCTGGGTAACTGTGAGGTGGTAATATGAGCCTGCGGAGCCGCCCTGTAAACTAGCCAGTGAGTTGTGGTCTATACTGCCGCCAGTTCCTACAACGGAGGTCAGAGAGATGTTGAGTTGTACTGGGATGCGAGTGAGGCGGCACTTACCCTTGGTGCCAAGAGCTGCGTTCGTGCCCCATGTAAATTGGTATGCAGCAACACACTCAGCAATAGGAAATCCGGTAAAGTCAAACGTATTAATGTCCTCGGCATAGGCTGCGTTCGCGTTGGCAAACTCGCCACGCCCGTGGATAATGACAAACCGGGCAGCACCCGTCAGGTTGGTGAACAACAGATAGGTGTTATAGTAATCGCCGTTTTGCCCCTCGGTCATAGCTCCGGCATTATCATACTGGATATATCCGGCGGCAGTATAACGGAACGGGACTGCCGAATATTCCCACGTCCATGACCCACCAGAGCGGTAGAAAATCACATAGTCGCTTCCGGCACCGCTGGGGTCAGCCAGAGCCGCAAGCGTATGGAACAAGTCCTCGTCAGCAATCTCAGCCTCAGTAAGACTAAACGTATTGTCATCATCGGTCGACCCACCGACCGTATAGTCACCGGGCTCTCCGCCAGACACGTGCATGGTACCCTCGGTGTAGTGATGGATACGATGCCACCGCCTGTCTACGAGAACGGTATGTCGCTCATCCATCAGCCAGTATTTTGGCGTATTGCTCGCGTTCCAAATGATGATAGCCACCGGCACCTTGGTATCGTTCAGCGTCCACGAACTTGTGGACGAGCTTAGCGTGCCATCTACAGCATCTATATAAATGAAGTAAGTCCCAGCGGCAGGCGGCGCCCCCAGCGAAACAGTCTTGTTTCCAGCAATGGTGTACTTGACACCGGCGCGATAATAAGACCAACTGGCGCCCACTGATGTGAGAGTGAACAGATAGGTACCATCGTTGTAAGATAGGCTTGTCTCAACGTTATTATCAAGGAACCCAAAACGATACACGTCGTTTGAGAACGACGAGAGCGCAAAGTCAGATGCATGGAACCCATCCAACAGGTCAGCATTGAGATTCGGGTTCATGGTAATACTTGTGACCAATATGGGCACCGTTCCAGTTGGAACCAGAGACTGCAACGCCCCGTTCGAGTAAAGTCCACCGGTTGTGTTCGTAGCGGGGGCGGCAGCTCCCAGTGCACCGTCCGCAGTATCGTCAGTGTATGTGGTAGTGGTATTATCATTAATGGTGGTGACCAGCAAATAGTTACCGGCTCCGCCAACCACGGTACGATAAATCTTACGCCCAGTAACGGTAGGAGCCCCCACTGGGATATCCGTCAAAGTGATTTTATTATTACCGCCAGTAGTAACCGAACCAATCTCCCCGGCAGTGGTCTCTCCACCCAGCAAATCGGTGAAAGTTACCACATAGTTATAAAGCCCAGTTCCGGGATTGCCCGCGACGCCTGAGTCGGTCGCCGTCAATGCATACCGGGGCGGTACCAATGGGCGTATTTTCTGGGTGCCATGGGATAGAGGAGCGGTCATTCCAGCCGACAAAATATTGAGCTTGCGTTGCAGTTCATATATCTTAGCGGCTAAAATTGAGGTTTCGCTTATCATCACAAATACTCCTGCGATACTGCGGTCAGCTCGATTGATTCTCTGCCGCCCTCATATGTAATATGGACACCGCTGACGTGGCAATCGTATACCTTGCCTTTGTATCCAACTGTAATGATATCCCCATAATTGAAATCAATTCCATATCGAGCGTTCGGGCTGTCGACGATTTTCGCCTGAAACGTGATGCGCGGGCGATAGCGTCTGAGATTATCATTCGCTGCGTTCTGGAGGTTCGTGATGTCTCCAACGCCACCCACATTCAGATAAGCCTCCTTGCGACCAAAGATGCTCATGTTAGACAGCTCCTCGTCCTCTGCCTCGGTCAGCATCTTTACATCCGCCTCCCCCTCTCCGCTGACATAGACCACAGTAGCCATATCAGCATAGTTGTATAGCAATGTCGGCTCGAACACATTTCCAAAGGTGTCGGCAATCTTGAGATTGGCGCCGCTAGTCTTGCCCCGGTCTACACCGCGTTGATTGACATAAGTCATAAACTTAAAGGTTTTTTCAGTTGGGTTAATCACGTCAAAGGCTAGGTAACAACGTTTCGTCGGGTCAGTGGGTAGGAACTGGCTGTTGGCTGCTGACGCAACCTGATTCAGCGCCTCGACCACATTCAGGTATGCGAGCTTCATGTCAACATACGCTAGGCTGGCAGAGATATCTGCATCGACCGACAATGGGTTGAACCGCTTGTAGTTCGAGATAAGGTTCCGTTTCAGGAATCCCACCATCACATGATGCACGGTGGTGGCGGCAATCGTTGCTGTCACGGTAATGGTACCGCCCAACCCAGAGCCGCCATCAGCTACAATCGCCTTGGCTCCAATAGTGGTGTAATCCGCAGTGTGTGCCACCAGCGATGCGTGTTCGCTGTCTTTATAGATACTGATAGAGTAGTTCGGGTCTGAATAGTTAATGACGATGTACAGCATTCCGCTGTCTGTGTTCGTATCGTCCACGCCCGTAATATTTTCGTACCCATCCAGCTGGTTATAGTCATCATGACTTTCCGATATACCAAACTGCTGTCGGACAATCGATTTCATGACGTCATCAGCATATCCGTATTTTAGAGACCGGTCACTCTCGTCATTCGAGTTAACGATATGCGTGGACAGAATATAATTATTATCATAGCAAGCCAGCCGGATACTTTGTTTCAGGGCGGAGTCAGTCGAAAACGCGGGCGCCTCAATAAACCACTGCGTAGCACCCTCAATATATCCGGGATACCCATCTACCGTTCGTATCAGCAAGATACGATAGTCTCGTTTTATCAAAGACGGGTCAAACACTGGTGGCAGCACGGCTTCCAGACTACCGACTTGATTCTCTGCACGCGAAAACTCCAGCCGCGATAGGTCATTCAGAGACACGTCGGTAATCCGGTTGCCGAAAGAATCGAGAAATCTGAGCCTGTAATTAACTGCCACTCATATCACCTAGCCTCAATCAATGGATGTGTACCCATTTTGCCATTGTAGGTAAATCTTGCTTCTGAGATACCCGTAATGAACTTCAATGTCATCGTCTCCGCCAGATATCACATCCGCATCAAAAACAACAGAGGCTGCAATGCCTGAGGCATTATCTTCTATCAGGGCTTGGAGGATTTGCCCACCACCCGAGACGTCAATAGAGGCAGTATGCGCCACTAAGTCACCAGCTCCACGAGCTGCATCCTTATACATCTCGATATGGTACAAATCGCCACCATCATCCACGAGAGTAACATACATAATCCCGTTATTCGTGTTCACCGTTGTGATACTGCCCGCTAAATCATAGGCGTAAGACCAGCTATATAGCAGGGCGCCGTTGTCATCCCCGTAGGAAATCATATACGGGTGGTGAATCACTGAAATGCGGTTCTCCCCGGTCTCAAAGCCAAAGTCCATGTCGGAGACGGGGTTGATGTAGGCAAGCAGGTCACGGGACTGAGATTGGAACGTCACCGTATTGGTCACGCGGTCGATAGTCAGCGTGGCGACCTCATTAAGGGCTATCGACAATCCATCAAAATAGATTGCCTTTTTATTCGTGTGGTTAACGATAGCATACACATTGGTACCACCGTATATGACAAATTTGATGGTTGTAGAGTCACCAGACCAATCTACTACGTTGTCGTAGGTACGCATATAGATGCTACCATTATTGAGGAGGTAGATATTATCATCCGGTGTAATATACACGTAATAGGGCTGCTCGCCCAAAGCCACCGCTGGGTCATTCCATTGATAATCAAAGTTCCAGTCCGCTGGGTACCAAGCACCGTTTTTATATCTAACCACCAAGCCCGGAATCAACACCCCGTATAGGTAATACTTTGGGGAATTTTGGTCTACTGTAAAAGTATATGAACCATCGTCCATCACCACTACATAATTGAATGATACGTCGCCTGACACTCGGGTAATCTGTTCTTGATTGAGGAGTTTGGAGTATTGGTTGCCATCCCAAACCACTATCCCATCAGCACCATCAATACCACCGCCATCCTCAAAGTAACCCACGACGATTAGTTCCCCAGCTTTGTTGAAAGCCATACCACCGCCGGATTCCGAGGAGCCAGCGTCCAGTATCCATCCACCCACGGGCTCCCACGTTGAGAGCGTGGAATTCCATTTGACAAGCCCAGCCAACGAGGTGCCGAAATACATCGAGCCAGACATATACAACGAGCCATCCATAGGCGAGACTGCCAGATGGAACGGGGTATCAACCCAGTTTATCGTGCCCATTGGTGCCCACACAGTACCATTCCACTGGGCAACCGCGACAGCAGCAACGCCATCCACTTCGGTGAATTGCCCCACTATCACAAGATTACCATTCGGCAGCTTCGTAATGGCAGTCACTTCTGTTCCAGCGGTGATGCCAGCGCCCAGCGACATCCAAGTCGTGCCATTGTATCTGGCGATACCGTTGACCGTCACGCCATCCACCGTTGTAAAACTGCCACCGATATAGATGTCGCCGTTATTATCAAAGTAGATGCTGTCTCGAGACGATGCTGATGCATCAAACGAACCAACATCGACCCACGCCCCACCGTCCCAGTATTTCAGGTCGTAAGTGGCGCCATTGTCGACGATGACATAGATATATCCGTTATGGGGATTGCGCCAGAGCCTGCCCCCACTATCGGTCGGCGGAAATACCCCATCTCCAAACTCCTCCCAGACCCCATTTTCGCGGGCATAAAGATAGTCAGCAGTCTGTAAGTCAGTTTTATTCGTATATGTGAGCTCTTGGGCGGTGTTTCCCTCTTTGATGATGAGCGGCAGAAACTGTTTATACTGTAAGACGATGCGCTCCTGATAATCGTTATCGATATTGCCTTCGAGCCCACTGTTATACAGCGCCGGGATGAGAAAATCCTCGCCCATCTCCTCTCCATCATCGTTGAGAGGGCGATACTTAAGCAGCAGGGGCTGCCGAAATACGGTTCTATCGTGGCGGTGAGCATCTAGCAACTGACCACGGAGCTCATGCAAATCATTAACGCTGCCAGTGCGCGAGAACAACGCTCCACCTATAGCGAAATCGCGCACCCCAAAAATCGAGTTTTGATAAAATGCGCCGCCAGTGGCGGAGTCCAGCGCAACATTATAAACCGGTGGCATACCAAGACCAGCCACCATCATTATTACCAATCCAAACTGTAGAAAACTCATCTCTCGACCTCCTGCTCTAGTATCACCACTGCGCCACGATACCGACGCGTGCGGCGCACCGAGCCATTTGTAGGCTATCTGACCAGCCACGTAACCGGTCTGGTCACCATCGCAGTATGTGGTCGCATACTTTTTCGCTTCCACCTGCAAACCATCAATGTAGAACGGTTCAACCCCAGATATTGCACTCCTTGTCACATAGATTCTATGGGTAGCGCTGGCAGTCGCAGTATATGTGACGCTGCGCCGTATCCAGAACCCTCTACCCTTGACAGTCACCTTCTCGCTCTTAAGTACACCGGCGTTATCCGTGACATAGATATAATATGTAACACCGGGCAGACCATAAAGATACACACTAGATGTGTAGCTGGTGTTAGCAACCAGACTCAGCGCATAATACGCACCAGATTCGGTCATGTTCACCGGAATCGCTTTAAGAGAGAACAGCCCATACTTTTGCTGTTCGCCACTTTGCGAAATCGTCGCATCCACCGCAGTCCACCCGGTAGTATTGGTCTCGATAGATGGATTCCACACGAGGTTTTCGGTCAGCTCTGGTATGACAATCAGGAACGAATCCTGTTCTATCGCACGCCCGTTAACAACCGGAGGAACTGAATAATGTAGCCTAGGATTTTTATCAAACAAATCTGTCATTGCGCTGAACCTCCAACCAAATGCATCAACTGGAAATTGCGTATCACTGCCGGGGCAGACTCTTGCGTCGTGACGCCCAGATTATAGGCGTTATGATTGTTAATCACCGTCGAGCGACCCAGCACTGGGGCTATCGAGCTTGCATACGGCTCGACCGTGCCAGTGTTTCGACCGACACTATTCATGGACGGAGCATTAGCGCCGCCGCCACCTATCAAGTCCCATACCCAGTCTGGAATCAGGCTTTGCAGGTACGCAAGGATTTTCCAGCCGATAGAGCGCAGCCCGTCTAGTATACCTTGAATAATGGCGATGCCCGCATCGCGCAAATCGACATAGATGCCAGATATCCAGTCCATAATATCTTGGATATACTCCGTAACGTTGGTGTATATCTCCAGCGCCTTTGTGGTGACCGCAGTCACCATATTTGACCACGCCTCGGAAAGATTAGTTTTGATTTCTTCCCATTTGTTCACCAACCAGTCCTTGACCTCTTGAATTTTCGCCGCGATTCTATCCTTGATTTCTTGCACCTTGGCAGCTATAGCAGTTTTTATCAATTCCCAGATAGCCGAGGCATTCTGGCGCATTTCATCCCACTTGCTTTTGACATAGGCGACAATGGCTGGGATGCCCACTGTAAATATTGCCTTCCACGCAGCGACCATCCGCTTAATTCCATCGCTAATCTTTGCCCCGTAAACCTCCCAAGCTAATTTCAGCATAATGATATACTGCATGACCAGCATGATTCCCTCAAACACACCTTTCACCAACAAACCTATTGTGACTAGGATGCCACCAATAGATTTGCCGACGGCTTTCCCTAGTGACTTCCAGATGGACTCACCAAAGGCTTTTTTCCAATCGTCGAGCACAGGCTTAATCCGTTTGTTGTAGTAACGCTGTATTGCCATCGAAAGCGTGTTAAACTCGCGTATCAATGGCTTGAACATAGGTACAATTTCGTTGTTCCACTTATCCTTGAACGGCTGAAACATCTCATCGAGCTTTGCTTTAACATTCTCTTTGATGGCATCCAAAGCTGTGGTGACATTCAACTTGCTCATGTCTATTCCGCCCAGCGCGTCCGCCGCAGCCTGAGCCGCAGCTGCCGCAGCAGCGCCAGCTTTAGCCTCTGCTTCCGCAGCTCGAGCAGCGGCGTTCCGAGCGTTGGCGATTTCCAACTGCTCCTCAAGTGCCTGCTGCATCAAAGACACCTGCTCCATCAGGGGCTCCACGACCTCTACTTGGTCATCATATTGCTCCTGCGCGGCGTCGGCGTTATCTTCTGCCAGCCGGTAAGCATCCTGCGCTGCCTGTAACTCGGCACGCTTGGCAGCCAACACTGCTGGGTCGGCTCCGGCTTCAACGAGAGCGGTGTACTCATCAGATAATTTCTGGACATTCTCTCCGGCATCCTTTTGGGCTTTGTTAGCGTCCTTGAGGATTTCCTGATACTCCTCGAGCATCTTGGTTGCATCGCCCAAAGCTATTTGCTGCTCGACAAGCTCTGCCAGTTCGTCGCCATAGTCACCCGCTGCGCCGCGTATCCGTTCCAGTAGCTCGTCCAGCCCAGTCCCAGTAGCAATGACCTCTGTAATCTGTTCAGATAGGTCAGCAAACAGAGTTTCGGCAGCTCCTCGCTCACCACCCACTCCACCAAAGGCGGTCATCAGGGCAGCCCGCAAGGGGCTCTGAATAGCATTCAAGATGCTGAACTGAGCTTGCGTGAATCCGTTAAGATATTCATTCATCGCCGCCGCACCCCAGACATCAATCTCGGGGGCAACTTTAGGGGGCGAGCCGGGGGACAACCATCCGCCCAGCATACTACTGATAAGGCTCATGGCGCCGCCAATACTGGAGAGAGCGCCCTCAATCAAGCCAAGGGCAAACTCGGCTATGGTATTAAAACCCCATGTGCCAGCCTTGGTGATAAAACCGATAAATTGACTCGCTGCATCATTGAGCATATCAATGATAGGCATGACAGCCGACCCAGATGCATCGCGTATTTGTTCCATGAACCACTCAGCCGCACCGCCAGCTAAACCCAGCACCTGCTGTAGATTATCAACCGCGGTCGTCACAGTGTTGATTTGAGTCGCGTCCAAGTCCTTGCCTAGAGCCTTACCGATATACTCGATAGCCTTTTGCGCGTCTCCCGACAACAGGGCGGCAAAAGCAGAGGCGAACCGGTAAACACCCTGCATAGCTGCATCGAAGGCGCCCGTGAATGGAGCACCAATAGCCAGTTGTATATCGTTGAGCACGCGCGGCATGGAGCCCATGATTTTATAGCCACTGGTCATCGCTAAGTCGTATGCCCCGGCAATCTTAGCGCCTTCGGCAATCACCGCGTTAAGCATAGCCTGTTGTTTTTCAACTGGGGTCAATTGCCCAGCCGTTTTGTTCAACGTTTTGGCGTAGGTATTGAACGCCTCATCAGCACTAACCATGATTCCATACGTGCGCAAAATCATGGTGTTGTAGGTCATCACGCCATACTTTAAGCCCTCGAGGGTATCAGTAGAGTTACGACCAGCAACCACCGCTGCGTCCTTGGCAACATTCGCAAGCGCTTCGGCATCCGCCATATCCATGGAGGCGCGTGCCATCTCGGTGATAAGCTCAGCAGCTGTTGCCGCTTCGATACCAGAGTCACGGATTCTCTTGATGAACTCATCAACCTGCTGGGTTGTGTAGTTTTGCTTTTGCCCCATCATATAAGCCACAGTCGTGATTTCCTCAAAGCGGCTTGCTGCCTGAATAGCCTCTTTTTCAAACGCAACGAATTGCTGAACGGTGTGTTGTACCCAGTTCGCTAGATTGATGAAAGATTCAGATAGCAGATTTCCACCCGCGACAGCCAGCATCATGGCTGGATTCACGGCGCCCGTGAGCACCCCGGTCAACTTACCAAAAGCAGACATTCCCATCCCGGCTTGGGATGGGATTGACTGTAGTTGTCCGCCCAAATTTTTGAGCATATCAGAGAACCCACCCGTAGACTGGCGTGCCGCATCGATGCCTTTGCGAAAGGCAGCCTCATTCTCGACTATTAATCGCACGCCAGTTGGTACTAGGTTATCACCCATTTAGTGTTTTCCTTTGCCCGACTTGGGCTTTTTGGGCTGGTTCTCTTTTTGTAACAGCGCCTCCATAGCGCTAGTGTCTCGGTAAGCGGCAATCACAAACGATTGCTCATCTCCATCCATCTCGCAAAACCTGTCCCATGGTATATGCGCCCAGCGAGCCGCATTAATCCACTCAAGATATGGTGCGTGTCGAAATCCAGACTTGGGGATACTGTAGCTACTGAGCGGGCGTCCCCTGTATAGTGTCTGGAAATAATTCAGCGGCTTGCTTCACCGCCATTTCCGTAGGCTGAGACCTACGCATAATAGTTTCGATAAGCTCGTTCATATCGTCCGGTGACCCGATTGCGACATACGAGATGAACGCAACCAAATCGTTCTTTTCGAGTTCACCCATTTTGTTTTCAGCCCAGTAGTCGCGTATCTCTTTCAGGCGCTGTTTGTCATCGTCGGTCAAGGTGTACACGACACCAAACTGAATCATGGCGCGGCGGACACGCAGCTCCAGCTCAGTATCGTAGGCTTTCATTGCCTTGAGATGACTGGGGTGAGCGGCATTCGGCTCGAGCTTCTTTTTTCCGTCCCCGTAATCAACTTCTTGCATAGGCGGCTCGGGCGGCGGAAAGCCACGTTGGACTTCCATCACCAAAAGCGGGGAAACTTTGCGGATTTGAACTTGATAGCCGCCATCTTTGAAAGTGAACGGGGTTAGTTCGTTCGGTTTGAGACTCATATTATCAATACTCCTCACACATAGATTAGACCGTGTGGGTATATCCGCTAGGACACACCCACACGGTAGGTCAACATTTTACAGCTTGGTGGCGGTGCCGACGAGAATAATGCCGTCGGTCGCATTACCAGCCAAACCAGCTACAGCCAGATTGTTTGCGGCAACGCCAGCAAAGGTATCTGGGAACGCAAGTCGGTGTGCATAGTCAAACACCGGCAGGTTCATCACGCGGGGCGCGGTCATTGTCCAGTCCGCACCGCCATTGAACGTGCCAAAGATACGTGCCGTGGGTGTCGCAGTTGAGTGCGAGAACCAGCCGACCTCAGCAGTTGGGAATATGATGTCATACAAGACACCAGCTCCGCTACCAGAGAATGCGACTTCCACCCAGCTTTCGCCGCCATCAAGGGTGTAGTACAGATGCCCACCCGAGCCCAGCCAGAACCTCTTGGATGTCAGGACACAAACAGCAGTGCCATCATCAGCGGAGGGGCTGGTGGTCGTGGTCGCCCAAGTCAAGCCACGGTTGATGCTCTTAATCACAACACCACCAACACCAAAGCACACAATGGTGTCGTTCTTGTCGCCATGGATGCGTGTCAGGTCAGCAGAGGTTGCTGAACCAGCGCTCTTAACTTCCACACCGGCGGTGATATTGTCACTAAAGTAGACATAACCGTCCTCAGCCGAGAACCACACTTCGGTCGAGTTGGACACGAACATATCCAATGGTTTGTGGCTGCCATCAAAGCCACTGGAAACCTTGGTGAAGGTTCCCGGCACACCAGTGCTGGTGTTGATAGCTGCGTAGAAATACGCGCCGTTGGATGACAAAACAACCAGATAGTTACCGACGATATCGATAGCCAGAGGCTGGTCGCTGGCGCTTGTCCATCCAGCAATGTTGGCTTGGAACCAGTTTGCCCCACCATCCAGAGAATAGACAATCTCAGACGGCATACCGGGAGAACCGGAGCCACTGTCCTTGGTCACACCGTAGATGAGCTGCGTGCCATCGCTGACAATTCCGCACTCACCACAGGAGAACTTGCTGTGATAGACGATATCTATCACCTCAAGGTCAACCTGAGTTGTGGCACCCTCTCCAAACGAGATGGAGCCAACGGGGTAAATGTCGTCAAGTGTCAGGGACAGGCTATCTTCCATGGCATCATCAGAATCCCAGCTTGTGCGGGAGCCGAGGTCTTTGCTGTCGACCAAGGCACCGCTGTAAATCAGAACGTAGTCTGACCAGCCGTTGAGGAAATCGCTCAAGTCCTCGCAGTTTCCGGTGACTTCGTACAGATTGAAACGGCAACCCATGGTGAGCAGCTGACGCGGGATAGAGCCGTGCTTCTCGTGCATGAGCAGCGTGGCGCTTGCCAAATCCGGCGCGGAAATCTGGCGTGCTACCAGTTTGTAGCGCCCGACTTGACGTGGGTCATGAACCCAAATGGGGTCTGCTCCACCAGTCTCGGGCAGCGTGACACCCTCAATCGCCATATACTGGGCATTCTGTCCGGCATACTTGACTGGGTTAGCAGGGCTTGCACCGTTGAACTGGATGAAGTTTCGCTTGTGTTTTTGAGTAATTAGCTCATCGGCATTAATGGTCATATCGATACTCCTTATATTAGTTATTTAAAAATACCGCGCACCCCTTGGGTACACGGTAGCCAATCTCCGAAACCCACTCAGATGCAGTGGTCTGGCAAAATCATTATAGCACATAGGTACGCTAGTGATACTTATTATCAATCGACTTGATGAACTCCACTATTGTGTCTGGTGTGTCATCCCGGTTGAACTCGACTCGCACAAAACGCGGGTCGTCCGGGGTCTCGCGTACCGCTTTCAGCTCCTCCATGCGTATCTCCAAGCTATTCGCTAAATCCCAGATTGCCAATTGGTTGTGTTGCTGCGCCAGCTTGATGGCTTTTTCGTAGTTGTGCTCAACCACGGAGACGTCAAGAAAGAACTTGCGGCTCTCCTTATCGTACCACCCGCCGATATGGGTCTGGTTGTTCTTTTTCAGCAAATCTTGATGCTTGTCGATAAAGTTGGCGACATCGTTCGGATTCGGACTCGTGGCATCGATGATAGTTTCGTAGTCTTTAAAGATTGACAGGGCATAGCCATCAGCTGGGCTACTGGCACTGCGTGGCTCAAACGTGAACCCGCCCTCAGTCAGCATCCGGTCGGTCAGGAACTTACCCATCTCAACTTTTTCCTCTGGAGCAAAATACCGCTCCTCTTGAACCTGTCGAGGCGCATCAGCACCCATGGATTCCGACTCGGCTTTACCAGAACCATCACCCTCGCCACTACCACCAATTTTGCCCGGACGCCCAGCGTGCCCAAAATTACCGGAGCCCTTGCCTCCTTTGGTAGTGACAAAAACAGACAGGATGTTTTCAATCGCAGTGAAATCATTTGGCTCGGTCATGGGACAAATCCTTGTATCTTACGATTGATTTTAACCTCTTTCCACGTCATCACTTGCCCACGGCGTGTTCCCAGAGGGTTCATTAAGTCCTCCCGGCTGATAAGACCATACGCCTCACCCGCGTTACCAGATGACTGGGCAAGGTCATATTGCCAGTAGGACAGGTTACGGTTTGCGATATCGCACGCGCAAATTCTCCGAGCCATCTCAGCGGTAGCGAGTCGCGCCACCATGTTGGCATATCGCATGTCCATGCGGTCGTGGTCGGCGCGGGGCGCTCCAGCTTCGTAACGCACGAGCACCCGGTCTGGTGGTCTCCAGTTGTAGTAACAGCCACACCAGTCCACACCGACCCACTGACCAGACGTTGCGTTGTAAACCGACTGACCGATGCCGATGAGACCCGGCTCCGAGTCACGGATAACCGCACGCGCCAGCGCATACCCGACCGCAGCCGGGTCGTAGGAATTCGATGATGGATATGCCCAGCACGGATACGGGGTAGTTTCCCAGATTAAAACGCACTGGCAGTCATCCTCTGTGATTCCGGTATTATCAATATGGTAGTCGTAGATGTCCAAGTCGTCAGCAAAGTTCGTGGCGTCTGACGGGTCAATGGGAGCGGTTTGGTTTTCGTATAGGATGGGACGCACAATTAGCCGGATGTCTCCCTTGACGGTTACAGAACCACCCGCAATGCTTATCTTGACCGGGCGAACGCGCCAGCGGTCACTGATATCGTCCCCGGTGAAACGGTCGCCACTGTCGAAATAGACTCGAATATAATCCTCATTGGTGACCGTGGTCGCCAGTGTTATCGTGAAGGTATCGTTGAGACCATCTCCGTCCACGTCACTTAAAACCACCGCGGCACTGCCAATAAGTGTTTCGCTCTTGTATCCCAGATGCTGTACCTTGCCCTCGGGGAGCTGCAAGGTGAGCCAGCGGTCATCGGCTGCGGAGTATCCCAAGCGCATCAAATCTTGCTGCGGATAACGTGGGAATTGTAGCGTGACCTCTTTATAGTGCGGGGCAGGAGCAAAACCGAGGAGTGGCATCAGCCTCTCCTCAGCTGAAATAATAGCCCGATTGATATCATCGCGCCCAGCAGCATCGGCTGTCAGCCAAGGGTACTGAAACACGATGTCGTTACACTGGCTGGACACCGGGAAGCGGGCGCTCGATGACAGCCCCCAGTAGTGCCATGGGTGGTAACCAATTCTCTCGCGCCACTCCTCCAGTGATAACAGGGCTTCTGACATATTATCAATCTCCTCGGCTGGATAGGAAAGCCATGATGTGATGCCACAGCAAGGTCATGCCAAACATCACCAGCCAGTACCAAACTGCCACGCCTATCGTACTATCGTATAAGACCATGGCGAAAATTGCGAACACGAGCGTGAACCAGAACGAGATACAGAGCGGGCAGGTAAATCCCTCGGCAATCCACTCGTGCTTAGTGCGGAGGGAAAGTTCCCTGATTTGTTTGAACACCGCGAACGTCCCGGTTTCGTATGCGACCATGTATGCCAGCCGATAGGCTGCCAGTGACGAAAGCATCAGGAACGCAACGAGCGACGGTATCATCTAGCCCCTTTTCTTGCTGCCAAGGAAACCATCCAAGAACGGTTTATCCGCCACTGGCGTCTCATTCACGGTGGAGACGCGGGGCTTCACAGACTCCGAACGCGCTTGCGCCTCGGCATGTAGCTCATCCTGCGACGCGGCTTTTTCGGGGTTGCGGGTCTTGGTTGCCTGAGTATTCACTGGCGGGTTGGCTCGCGCACCAATCACACGAAAGACGCGCAACTTCTCCATGTCCGCCACATCGGTGGCAAGGACGTCGAGATAGCGACCCGACTGACTGGCGCCAGCACGATAAGTGTGCCCATTGACTTTGAACGTCATGTTGCCTTGGGCGCTGCCAATATATTCCATGCGCACCTTGGCGGGCTCAATATTGACATTTTCAATCCGCTTGACGTTAATAGGCTGACCACCACCACCAACACGTGGTGCTTGCTGAGATGCAATCACACGCTTGGCGGCAATAATTTGTTTTCCTGCTTTACTACCACAACCACTACAAGCCATCATCTTGTTTACTCCTTTATAGTAACCAGAATATTGTTTTGAAAGTCTCCCAAGAATCTCTTTGCCTCGAGTAGAGAGCTCTCCCTGCTTGGTCAGGGTTAACATGCGCCTGTGACCGGTATCAATGCGATAAATCATCAGGGGTTCTGGAACGTGCTGCCCACAGATACCATTGACCGCGCATCTCACAAAATATTCCCAGTCCTCCCAAGACTCATAGGTCTCGTCAAACTTCATGCGCTGAGCGCACTCCGTATACATGAGGACTGTGACAGCGTGCTGCAACTTCCAGTCCATTCTATTATAACTCTTTAAGCGTTCGATTGAGTCACCGGACTTTTGCCGCAGGATATAGTCTGAGTACACATATGAGATTTCATCGTCGCTGCGTGCCAGAGCGCCCAGTAACACATCCAGTGCGTTATTGGTTAGCATATCATCACAATCTAAAAACATGAGGGTCGGTGCTATGGCGGCATCGATACCGAGATTCCGTGCAATCCCAGCCCCATGCTTTCCCATGTTCGGCACCACGCGGGCGAACGGGTACGGAGACATAATGTCGCCGGTGATTTCACTCTTGTCGTCCTCAATCGTATCATCTACGATTATCAATTCCCACTCACGGCACGACTGGGCAACGACGCTCTCAATGACCTCTGGCAGATACCGGGCATGTCCCTTGCCTACCGGGACAACGACACTGACCAGCGGAAATAGATATGAGTAGATAGCATCAGGGCGGCGCAACAGGGGGGCGCCCATAGGGTATACCCTGTCCCTCATCCATGGCAAATCCTCATCGATAGTACGGTAAGGCTTCGTGACGTGGGCACCAGCATCATGTAGGCGGTATCGAAACAGCGGGGTTGTCGATACCCGGCGAGCGGTGAAACCAACCGACAGCCCACGTGTCCAGAATTCCGCATCCTCTCCGGGTGCAAACTTTTGCTTATGCCAACCAGCTCGGCGCCACATCTCCTTGCGGAACATGGCTGCGCTCGGTATGCAGTTGGCGGGCGGGTTGGTGAGGCTGCTCTGTATATCCCAGCTGAATTCCGGCGGAAACTGGGATGACCCCAAGGTTTTACCCTTGGCGTCTATCAGGGTCAAACCGGCATAGGCGATGCCCAAAGAACGGTCTTGCTCCATGGCGCCCGACAGCAAGCCCACATATCCGGCTGCCAGTTCATCGTCAGCGTCAAGACATATTATCAATGGGTACCGAGCTGCTTGAATGCCAGTAGTGCGTGCCGCCGCCACGCCCTGATTCGCCTGTGTGATGATTTTGACCAGCGGGTTTGACCCATAGCGCTCACGAATCAACTGGACACTGTTATCTTTTGACCCATCATCCACCACAATTATCTCGTCGGGCTTCTGGGTTTGTTTCAGTGCACTATCGATGGCGCCCATCACCCACTTGCTATAGTTGTAATTCGTGATAACCACGCTCACGCCATGGGTATCTTTTTCATTCTGGAGCTCATGGGCAATGCCCTCGTACAACTTGGCGTATTGCGCCATGATATTCGACCAGTCGTACTGGGCTGCTTTTTCGCGTGCCCGGTCAGACATCTCAGCGCGGTGCGCCTGTATGTATTCGTATCCAGCCGCCAGACCCTCGATATCTCCGGGGGCAACAAGGTAACCATCCACCTTGTGGGTCACGATATCAGCTGTGCCGCCCCAGTTGTACCCGAGAACTGGCACGCCACACATCATTGCCTCCAGTGTACCAACACCAAAGGTCTCAATGGTTGTTGCCAGATAGATGTTTGCTGAGCCAACCAGTACCATCATGTCAGCATGACTCATGGTGCCCACTACCCGTAACTTGTCCAGTGCAGGCTTATTCGGTACCGCGAACGTAGATACAATGTCGATACCCTTGGCAGCCAGCTCCCAAGCCGGTGTAGGGTCACATACGTCACCGACCCGGTTCTTGTTCCAGAGAGCATAGTTCACCGGCTGGTCGTGTCTGGCATCTGTCAAGTCGATACCGTGTCCAATCACTACTGGGCTGATACGCATATCGCGTTTGAACGGCATCGCTACCCACTGGCTGGGAACGGTTATTTTCAATGCCTTACGGCTGCTGTCTACAATCTCGTGGTTGACAGCACTGTGCCAGCTGACATAGGACATATGGGGGAGGTCGGCGAAATAGAGACCATGGCTGTGGAGAACGTCAACACGCTTCTCACCCCCACGCGCGGCAATATGCACAGCCACTACATCAGCGTTTTTCCAATCGTTCGTAATCTCTATCCCATATCGGGGCAGGTATTTATGCTGGGCATGAACCACGCGTCCAATGCCATTGTCATCAGATGCATTATTAGGATTCAGGTTTAGGAATAGTTTCACAAAGTCCTCGTTTTGATATAGCCCAGAACTTGGTTGTAGGTTTCAACCAAATCCCAGTCATAGGCATCGTTGTCGATATCGATAAACACACCGGTCTTATCGTATTGGTGGATATCCAGAGGCATACCGCAAAACGAGCGATACAGTGACCAGAGTCGATACGGAGTTTTATGGGCTAGGTGGCTATGGACTGCGAAATCAAGCGCTCCACGAACGTGAATCATATCGTGTATGACCAAGGCATATATTTCGCCCTTGGGCTTAGAGCCAATCACAGCGAGACCGTTGGTGTTGTCCTGTGCCCCAGCCGATACTATCACATCCCACGCCTCGCTGGTATAAACACAATCACTTAACAACACCAGCACCGGGGATGCCGTCACGAGCCTTATGGCATCCTGTAAGCTCTCAATAATGGTGTTACTTGGGCGCAGGACAAACTTTGCCCGAGCAACGTCGATGATATCCTTTTTGCCGGTCACCAGATACGGCTCCAGAGTCAGCCGCCTGCGGCACTGCCCCATGATGAGGCTGACTGCCGGGGTGCCATTGATGGGAGCGAGCTCTTTGGGGGACGGAGCCGTCCACCTCTCGCCCTGTCCGCCAGCCATTAGGAAAACAGTCTGTATGCTCATTGTGTGCTCCTTAATTATTATCAATCAGGAATTATTACCCAGACATCCTGCGCGGCGCAGCTCCTCGTAGTCATCCTCGCTGAGCTGCCTTGCTGGGTGCATCCAGTCTCCCTCTTTAACGAATTGTCCGCCGCGTACCATAATCTGGTAACACAGCGCCCATTGTGCCTGACCATACACTCCCAGCTCTGGCATAGACGCAAGGCGGTTGGTTCCTTGGAGCTCTATCTCCCATGGTGACATGCCCGGCGTCAAGATTCGCTTAAAGCTCTCGACATTCCAGATACTGGCTTGCAGGCTGACCTGATACGGGGTGTGGTAGGAACGGAATATGTCGACATCACCACGATGGGTAATCATATTGATTTTGCCGCAGTTTAATCTATCCGTGGTGAGGTCGAAGCGCAGCGCGTGGGGGTGCTCAGTCATCCAGACCTGCCCGGCGATAAGAGCCTGATAGCTGACCTGCCTGACCAGCCAGTAATCCTCGAGCATCACCAGCAGCAGCGGGTCGTTGGTATATTTCATCACCTTTAACAAAGCGTCCGACCACTTGTTTGCTGGGTAGTCGGACATTGCCCCGATGGAATAGAATTCGTAACGTTTTTCGTTTATCGGGAAATCTGGTTTGGTGAAGCCTGCCAGTAAGACTGGGTTGGCTGTGATGGTGTGGTCTGATGCATACTTATCCCACTGGTGCATAAAACCCTGCAAGAGCCAATTGTGTTTGTCGGATGTCATTACAACGATTCGCATGTTATCTCTTGTCCCACTCGATTATAGTATATTATCAATCGAAAGGCAAGCAGGAAAATCGGGGAATCTGACCCGATTTAACTTGACAAACTATCTGTAATGTGCTACAATGTACTTAGATAAGGAGCTAAACGATGAACCAATCAGAGATTATCCAGATGAATCGCACGGCAGCCGAAATCTACGTCGCCAGTGGTCTCAACCCAGAGGTCAAAAAGGCTGTCCGCCAGATGGTCGCCAATCAGGTCGACATTCATAACATGAATTGCAGTATCCGCTGTGGCGACAAGGAAATTCCGCACGCCAGTGTCGACAAACACTTTCGCATCGTGGTCGCTGAAATCATGACACGCAATTACGAGGCTGCAAAGTGCAAGGTTCGGGAGCAATCATAATGATGAAGATAACCGAGGCTCGTGCGCTGGCAAAGAAAAAGTGGGGCTCCCTTGGCTTCGCCGCCAAGACCCGATATGGTGGCGCCTGCTACACCGTTGGCAAGTGGGTCGTGATTGGCAAACAGCTTCACAAGGAATACTATGGGCAGGGAACCTCTTGGGAACACGCCTTTGAGCGAGCCGCCCAAAAGGGATACTAGAGAGAGGATGGTAGACAATGAATGAGCAGCGTTTTTGGATAACTCAAGGTAAGGGCTTTCAGATGAAGTTTGACAACGGCTATATGGTGTCGGTACAGTGGGGCAGCATGAATTACTGCGATAACCGTACCTTTGGCACTGACATTGTTCCGCCAGATGGCGAGGCTGCCAGAGGCGCCATGGGTTCCAACACTGCTGAGGTCGCTATCATCAACCCCAGCAAGCAGTACGTTGGATTCAAGGTGACCGCACGTGGCATCCGGCGCAGTAACAACCCGTCGTACCGTGTCGGCAGCTACATGGATGCCAACGAGGTCGCCCGAGTCATCGCTTGGGTGGCTCGCATCAAGTAATCTAGGAGGAACGTATGTTCTATAAAATCACTTGGCAAGATAATAGTGGAACATTCCACACCGACTATTTTGTGAGCCCACACACAGTCTGGGCTCACGATGGCGGGTACCGGGAATGCAGCTTTGTGCATGTTTCCAACGACCCAGAGACAGCCCTGCGCAAGTTTCTCAAGGCGCTGCCTCTGAGAAACGTGAACATCGTCTGCCGGTAGTACAGCAATTAAAATATCCCCCCGGAGTTTCCTCCGGGGGGTTTGCTTTCATCCGCTATTTAGGCTAAGCGGATTCAATCCGCTTATCTCTAGTTATTCTCTGGGACAGGCGAATAGTAGCTCGGGATAGTGGTATCGCCTGCGGTCTTACCGCCATTGACGAAGTAGCCACTATCGGTGAACGGTGAACGTTCGTGTGCCAGAGGTGCGTATCCGACATTATCAATCCGTGCCGCCAGATACGGGGTGAGCAGCATGAGCCGGGGCTCGGTCTTGGCAAGCACCTGAACACAGAAATTGTTCGGTGGCTTCTTGTGCCACATAAAGCGACCGCTATCTGTGGTGTAGAAGCTGCCATCCGGGGCGAACAGGTTCGCCATTGCCATGGCACCGTTCGGTGAGTCGTAGCTAAAGTATTCCATGTAGGTCACTGGCATACGACCGAGAACGGTCATGGGCAGGATAAAGACCCCAGCCGAGAACACGCCCGGAGCCACTTCGGTTTCGGGGATTGCATCGTCCAAAACCACCGGGACTTTCTGACCGTCGATGAGCAGGTACTGACCTGTATATTCATACAGGTTGCCACGCATTTCATCGCGCATCCGTTCCACGTCAGCTGAGTTAAGTGACAGTTCCGCTGAATTCAGGGTCTGGCAGCGATAGCTCAGGTAAGTGCACGGGTAGCTCTCTGTGATTGCATAGAACAGAGAGAACGGCATGACGATTTTCCATGACACCGGGTCAAGCCCAGCGCGGGAGGCAAGCCATTTCAGGTTGCGCATGGTGCTGGTAATCAGGCGGATAAAGCCCTCAGCATCGTCCTCGATTTGAACGTCGTTATAGTCGTAGACAATGGAGTCAGCTGCCGGGCAAGCGACGCCAGTTTCAGCATCCTGATACCCAGTATTGACCAGAGTCTCCAGACCCCAGAATTCACGATACCCGCCGCCCGCCGTGTTATTGGTGGGTGTACCGGTGTAGAGAATCCGGGCGAAGTCACGCGACCACGTGACACCGAGCTCAAACAGAGCCTTGGCAATTTCATTCTGAGCAGCTTTCGCAGCGTCAAAACCGATGATGCCGGGGGTCTGGGGATTATCGCCAGCGCCAGCAAACGGATTGCCGTAGATGTCAAAATCGGTGAATTCTCCCCGATTAGTGACACGTCCCGCGCGGTCTACGTCGTAGACCTTGGTCATGCGGGAGAACCGACCAAACACAAAGCTGTGGGTGCACAGCTTCATGACACCAGTCACGGGCGGGTCATCACAGACACCGGTCGGCTCATCGCCTGACGATGCGGTGACACCAGTGATGATGCCATACAACGGGTTGGTCTCATTCGCTGCTTTGACCGGAAGCTGAGCTTGCAGACCCAGCTTGGGCAGAACCATTGCTGAGAACAACGGCTTTGATAATCCGGGGCTTGAGAACAAGCCACCCATACCGTGTCCCATCGTTGCAGACGGGGTACTGGATGGAACGTCTTTCAGGCTCACGGTGGAGAGCAGCGATTTCGCTAGTTTTTCGTAATCAATGTCCATAGGTTTTCTCCTTAGATAAAGGTTTATTTTTTATGTCCGCCATCTACTGTGGGATGGTCGGCAAAACAAATTGCATGAAGTCATCAATCGGAGTAGATTTCTTCATGTCAACGTTTTTAAACTTGTTGACCACATCCTCGGCGGTCAGGGTGTTTGTGACCGAGTTGGACGCAATATACTTATCAGAACCCTTTTCCCGAGAGTTCTTGGGCATATTGCCTTCGAGACTTTCCAGACGCGAGGCGATTTCCTTGGTGGCTGCCTGACTGGATTGCAAAGCCTCTTTGAGCGCCGTGATTTGGTCGTCCCGGCTCTTGGTCTCTTTGGCGGCACTGGCTTGGATAGCCTCAGCCGAGTTGATGAAAGGCTGAATCGCTGATGCAAGAGCATCGCTCAACACCGTGGCGAACTGCCCCATGGAGAGGTCGGATAACTTGAGGTTATCAGCTTCTTTGCCAACTGCCGCCTCATCAGCAACAGGTGCCTCGGGCTCCGCAGCAGGTTCTGGTTTTTCAACCTCGGGCTCCGCAGCAGGTTTTTCCTCGGGCGTTTCGGCAGCCTCAGCCTCGGGTTTTTCGGTTACCTCGGCTTCGGGTTTTTCTTCGTCCTCGTCCTTTTTGGCTGGCTCAGATTCCTTATAAGCCAGACCACTCATTTCAGCCGCCTTGGTGACCTTGGTTGCATTATCAATCACATCCGCAACCAAGCCATCATCGGCAAGCAGCTTCTTGAATTCATCGAGTTTTTTATTGATAGACGTCATACTGTCATCTCCTTGTTTTACTGCAAAGGCAGTGAGTATATTACTTGCATATCCGGCTGGCAGGATGGAGCGCTCAAAGCGCCGGATGTTATGAAACACACCTTGCTCATCGGGTTCGTTGATGGGGTGTGTGAATCCCAGTGAAACTTGCAGGTCGGACGATGATTCTTTTATCGCCATGGCAACCCGCGGGTCAAAGAATATCCCGGACTCGATAAGTACCCGGTCGTAGACCATGTTGAAATCACAGACGCCGATATCGACACCGGGCACGTGCCACCAGCGCAACGTTCCGTAATCACCATCGCCGTCTGCCCGGTCACAATCAGCCTCCAGCGCCTTGGTTGAGACAATCTCACGGTCTCGGTCGATGAAAGCAGTGGACGATATCGCAACCCAGCGGTCTTGGTTCCGGGCATCCTTGAATACCACCATGCTGCCGCGACCGCCAGTGACATCCGCATCATCATCGTTGAATCCAACAGGTGGAATGGATTCTTTCGCGGCTCGACCAATACCGAACAAACGTTCGACCCACCCCTTGACCCCATAGGTTTCGGTTTTTTCAATCGATTCTTTGCGGCTCTTGGGGTGCTCGCTCGGATAGATGCCTGTCACAATCTTATGCGCTCGAGCGGCAATCGCCTTACGCGCCTCTGGCTCATACCTTGCCAGCTCATCGGAGCCCGCGACCTTCGTGAAAAAGTCCGGGTCTCCGCCATACTTGTTTGCCAGATGCTTGGCAAGTCCAGCCATGTTGCCAGCGCCTTTTGTCTTGCTTGATTCTTTCCATAGGATATTATCCCGAATGAAAGATAGCGGGAACTCAGTATTATCAATCATCTCTACCTCAGGCGCCGCTACCGCAACTGGGGACGGCAATGCGACCCACTGTTTTTCTACCGGATAGGGTTCGCCACGAAACACGATTTGGCTACCCTCGAACAACTCAAAGTCCATCCGGTAGTATAGGTTGGTGGGTATAGGGCTGGTCAGAGCGGCAGGAGTATTGGGGCTGCCAGTAACAGTGCTCTTGAGACCAGCACGAATAACAGCGTGGTCATCGTAAGTATCCACAACATAATAAACCGTCATATCACCGGGCACACCGGCGAAAAATCGTTCAACGTGCCGTACAACTTCACTATCAATATAAGCCGATAAATCCTGTATCGAAAGTTCTTTTTTAGCATCCGATACGTTGGCATACAAAGCCTTGACCTGAGCCTCAGCCTTGTCCTGACCGTCGTGCGTGCCAACCACCTTGCCGGTGTCCTTGGCAATCACAACCCATTTTTCACCACGTTTCATCGCTTTATACGGCATCTGTCTTTGACTCCACAATATTGTCAGTTTATGACAATGTAATAAAATAGCACCTCGGTCTGGTTAAGACGCGGGGTGCTAAGTCCCGCTGCACTGTCCCTGTAGAACAGCCCAGCAAATGTGTGAAACTTACCTGTATTATAGCATAATTTACGACATTGTTACCACAGGTCTCCACTGACCTGTCTCACCGCAGTGTCTGCATATGAACGTTACCCGCAATGGGAACGCGGCATTATCAATATACAACCGAAAGCCATCGGTTTCACCGATGACCGAATCGCAATGGCGGCAGTGGAAGTCTTTTAACGGGACTCCTGCTTTGCTACAGTCGCCATGGATTTTTGAATCATTTTTGGGAGTCTCTTTGTCCATTTTTCACCTATAACTTTACTAAACTCACGTGCTTGGATACCGGGCAGGTTAATGTTCTTGTTTACAATGACGCCGCTGAATTTACCCTTGCGTGAGCGTATCTGTCCGGGAACGGTCTTGGCGACGAACGGCGGCAGCATCAAGGCGTGTCTTACCCGCGTGCCACGGTCGATATATTTGAAGATATCCTGCGTGGTGAAGATGTCACGCACGTTTGGTTTCGTCGCTTCGATGACGAACAGGGGCTGGTTAATCCACGTTTGTGTGACCACCTTGTAATCGATACGCACATCCTCGGCAGCCTCGTCCAGTGCCCGACCGATACCCTTGAGGTACAAGCCGGGGTCTAGAAACGAGTTCGGTGGAACGTGAATTCGTGCCCCAAATCTCATTCAGCCAATCTCCTTAATCCATTCACCATATTGCGGTAAATATCACTACCAAGATTATACGCCTTATGCTGGGCTTTCGTTGTGACCACTTGCGTTTCCAGCAAGGTTCGTCCACCCATCTTGAGCAGCCATGACAGGCTCTTGGATGGGTCGATGTGATACGTCTTGGCAAACTTCGCAAACTGCGCCTGACCCAAGTCGAGGATTTTCTGTAACGTGGTCGCGCGAGCATCCTGCCGCATATAGACTCGCAGGAACCCACCCTCCGGGGCGTCCTGCCACTCGAACGAATCGACATTGCCACCCAGCATCCCAAGCGTAAATTTGGGGGTCTTGGGGTTCAGGTCTTGTTTCGTAGCTTGAATCAGCGCAGCCTGAATCTCGGGCGACAGGTCGGATGCCTTGATGTTTTTTATCATTAATGCCTTAGCTTGCTCAACGTCAATCTTACCGCTGCCTAGGTCAGCCAGAACATCGGTGTTGCCGGGCACAAGGCGGAACAGGGCGGGCAGCTTCTCCTTTTGGAACAGTGCCAGATTGTCAGCCACCGAAATGGCAGTGCCAATCGGGTTGCCCTCCCAGTTGATGTCGGTCGATGCGTGGTTCGCTATCTCGATTGCAATCGCATCAGCCACACGGCTGCCAAACGCCTCCTCAATATCCGGGCGCACGTTCACGTTATAATTCTCAGCTCCCCAGCGGGGATGTCCCATATCAAGGAATACAGCAGCGGGGTCAGTCAGATACCCAGCGTCGTGATAAATGTTCGCTATATAGGCTTGTGCGATATCAGTCGGGGTGTCCGAGCCCGGCACCTGTTTGAGTATTTCAGTGGCGAACTCGATATTGCCTCGGATATGATTGATGCCATGGTCACCCAGCTGGCGCTTCATTGCCTCGTTGTCTTGGACTGCCAATGCATCGGCAGCGTCCATGGCGATTTTGTGTCGCAGTTCTGGTGACGCGTTTGTGTTGACTAAAATATCGTCCAGTTCATACAGCGTCTCGGCAATCACTTTAGCTGAGTCTTTATGGATGAACTTATCGGTCAGTTGTGTCATGCGCTCATCGACCGCAGCACGAACATCATTATCATTCAGCTTGGGTCGCTCCCCAAACTCAGCAAGGCGCTCTTTGATGATTTCTGGAATCCGTTTCCCGGCATCTGCCATACGGTCTTGGGCATCAGCTCCAGCCTCAGTCCACTTAGCGCGTCGCTCATCCATGTCCATCTTCGCCCATTCAGCTTGGTCGAACGCGATAGCGGGCTTGTTCTGTACCATGAAATTTGGTTCGTCGAGTTTTTTGGCACCATGCTCACTGGCAAGTTTATCAAACTTCTCCAGCATCACCTTGCGCATCGACGCAGCCCGCTCTTGCTGCTCAGGTGTTTTGGGCTGGGCGGATGGCTGCGCAGCGGGAGTAGCCTCGGTAGCGGTGACTGGGCTGGACTCACCCTTGGGTTGGCTGCCGCCACGCTTGCCGGGAATACCAGCATGACCGCGGTTGCCGGAGCCAGCCCCGCCCTTTTCGCGCGTCCCAGACATGCTGCGCTTCACGGCAGCATCAATCTGCTCCGGGGTTGCCGTGTAAACGTTCAGCCCCTCGCGTTGCAGTTCATCTTCGAGTCCATCTAATTTGTATACCATGTGTCCACCTCTATGTCTCAGAACCTAATACATAATTATCAAACATCAAATCATCCAGACTTATACCACAGTAGTTGTTCAGCAAATGATTGATTTTGTTGGTTTCAACGGGCGAGAACTGCCGGAGCAGATTTGTCCACCCGTTGGAGCCACTTTGCCACTTCAGTTTTTGGTCTGTGATATTACATGCCACCAGATGTATCAAGCCACGCACCTCGACAATAATTTCAGCGATTTTGTCAGGCGAATATCCCTTAGCTTGGAGCATGGTGCGAAACAAAGCCACTGTATCGTCGAGTACCACGCGGTAGGTACTATCCGCTCCGCTGCCTATCCGCCCCGCTATCTTTCCAAAAATTTTGGCTATCTCGCTGTACACCTCGCCGCCAGCGTCGTTACCGCTCTCGTTTGACACGTTCTTGGCTGCCTCGGGCAACGTCAGTATCTGGACGGCATACGCAACTTCGTCATTAATACCGGATATCGTTGAGATGCACTGGATAGACCGGGCACCGCTAACCACCGCCATGGCAATATCAGCAGATGACAAGGTGGACGCAGTTCCCAGCAGCTGGCGCTCCGCAAGCGCAGCGACGTGCGTGTATATTTGTTCGCCCTCCTCTTGACCATATTTGCGAATCAGGGTCTCTCGCGCTATATCAAAGTCGTACTCGTTATTCTTGGGATGACAGTGGAGTAGGGTCATGTCATCAAAACGCGCGATATCGTCGTCGGCGAACGCTATAGAGTGAGCACCGCCTCGCGCCTCGTGTATGATTTCCCCTTTCGGGTTCAGGACAAACGCATACTCCCTACCACCAGATATCTCACCCTGACGCATCGCCTCCTTAAGGAGCTCGTTGGTGAGCGCCCGGAACTCCAATGAATTCGTTGGCAGCTTCTCCGATTTTAGTGGGTCGGGAGCCCCGCCTGTCTCTGGTTTAGGATTATCAATCGGAGCTGCGTGCTCGCCTTTGGGGAGAGACCCACCTCGCTTACCGGGTCTACCGGCGTGACCACGGTTACCAGAACTGGCGCTGCCTTTTTCGGAAATCGGGGAAAGTTCCCGCTCTGACGCGAGTAAATCATCTAACGCCTGCTGGGTAATATCGGCGTCGTCATAACCGGCTTCTAGATATTTCAGCCAGTCGTCATTAAGCTCAGAGTTGTTAACAAAGTTCCTTGGTGTCATGTGACTCCTACTATAAACGGATTATCATTCATTATAACAAACTCCAATTCGTTCAGACACCCAAAGCCAGTTAGGGCATTACAGAAAATTCGGCTGATGGGCACTCTGGCAGAGAACACGTAAGCTGAATTGCCGCTACTGTGACCATCACCAAATGTATACGCAATACCAACCGAGGATGTCCATGCCTCCATCGCGTTGCCATGATATAGCGCCGTATCGTACTTGTCAATACCAGCCCTACCCGCCTCAAAATTGATGTCTCCGATAGCTCTGGGTACCTCCAAATCGATAAAGCCTCGATAAAGCACAAGGGTGTCAGTCGGTTTGTATCCCATTTTGGCGAACCACGCCTGTGTTTGGCGATATATCGCTCGCAGCAACGCGCGTGCCTCGGCATTGGTCAATAGCATCATATGTTCGGAGCGGATGTCCATCTTCTCATCCGATGTCGACAGCTCCCCCTTCGCCAAGGTGTCCGCAACGAATACCGTGAGACGAGCGAGGTTTCTCTGCTTCTCGTCAGGGAACACGTCCGCAAAATTGCCCTCCAGCATATCATTGAGCGGAGACGGGTACAGGGCGGTGATATCGACACCGGTCTCGGCTGCGTATTGCTCTGCCAACACCGTAACTTTTTCATGTAAGGCACGGGCAATACTCCGAACGGAGTCCTCGGTTCCGATACTCCCCTTGTCACCATCCGGCACGTTGTATAGAAACCCGCGTATGATGCTACTTTCGGTTTCGTGGATGTAGGCGTAGTATTTTGATGTATCGGTAACTCCGGCTGCCGCCAGAGCTTCGTAAGCTACGGCTTGTAGTTCGTCATAATACTTGGTCAGAAAATCGCTCTTGGGTTGTACAGCGGCGTATTTCTGTTCTTGCCACTGCGACATATTAGCGCCAAACTCGTCCTTCATCGCCTTTTGCAGACCCAGCATCATGGCATTATTATCATTCGAGCTGTGCGCCCAGCACTTAATAGCCGTACTCACTAGGGTCGGACTAATCCCAGTCTCTTGACTTAGGGTACTAATCACGTTCTTTTTAGCTTCCACACGCGCCACATTTAGTAGAGCCTCAACTTGCCCTTTATAGGTACCAGCTACAATCTGCCTAGAGAGCTCATCACGGTATTTGGTCGCCATGTCCACCATGTAGGCTGACTCGGGATGCTTGGTGTAATGTTGTAGAAATTCTGGCGTGAGGTATTTGTCCAACATGAGCATCTCACGCTCGAGGGCGATTCGGCTCCTGTCGTCCCGGTCGCCTTTCTGAGTTCTATCAAACGGGGTAATATCCGCAAAATACTCCCCACTGCTTTGGCTTCCGCCCACCGCTACCGGTCGTGACGCCCCCTTTGGGGCGCTGCCGCCACGTTTGCCAAGGATGCCAACATGCCCATGGTGCCCAGAGCCAGTGCCACCTTTGAATGCAGCAACCTTGCCTTGGAGAATCCCCATGATGAATGCAAACATATCCGGGTCTTGGCGTGCCAATCGCCATGGGCTGACCGCGAATATCTCAAAAGCGCAGGACAGCAACTCGGTGCTCCCGTTCTGGTAGGAGGTAGTCATATACTCGAACAAGGGCGGCTTGTTCCGAGCTTCCAGCCGGTCTCGGTATTCGTTCAGTAACGCCCGGTCGTCGTCGTATAGCAGATATTCAATAGCGTGACCATACTCATGCGCGACCGTTGCCTTGAGCTCATCGTCCATGGTATCCACATCGAGGTCAGTCTCTCGGTCGGTGTATGGATAATTTTCCCGTGTTGGTAAGAGCTCAGAGTACCCAGCCAGAGCCCGCAGCTCGGGAACCACCTCATAAGGAATGTTCATTTGCGTATTGGTATCATCGTAGTTAGCGCCACTATTAAACATACTGTACTTTAAGTTTACGCCAATCATGGGCTGGGTTTCGTCCACCACATCATAATTGACCAGCGAGTCGACTTCTGTAATCGCATCATATATTTTCTGGTCGATAGCATCTCGAATTTCCGGCGTCAGTTGCTTGAGCACCCTATCAGGATAATTATGCATCACGTCCACGGTCTCATACTTGTTCAGATACTGGGTGGTGTCAACACCAAACATATCGACGAACTGGCGTTGCATCTTGTGTTGCAGGGCTTGAGACACCTCTCGAGCCTTGGTATAGCGCTCCATGGCTGTCGATAGTTCATCGACCGCGTTCTGCATCACATCAGCTGCATGTTCGCCAAGGTACTTTTTTGCCTTGGCGTAAGAGTCTATAGCGACCACGCGTATCGGTTTCGATGGAATCTTGGCTGTGATATCAAATCCCGCATTACGCCACGCAGCGTTAGGCATATTATCAAGGTGTATATTTGGGTAGAACGCACCCTCAGCTCGAAACGCGATTGTCCAGTCCTCCGACACTTCATACTCGCCCAGCTCCAGCATATCCAGTACCTCGCCGTTACCAGCCCGCCACGCTGACATCACCGCGTCGAGCTGCTTGTGAGTCTCGGCATACGCTGCCGTGTACTGAGTCAGGTCTTTATCAATCGCTTTCATGTATGCGTCTAGATAGGTCTTGCCAATCGCCTTGGTCTGACGCAGTTTTGCCGTGAGTCCCTTTTGGTCGTAGTACCGATGCCGCACAGACGGGATATCGTACGACGGGATATCACGCTTTCCCTGCCCCCGCTCCCCCTTGGGTAACGACCCGCCACGTATCCCCGGACGACCCGCATGTCCCCAGTTTCCGGAGCTGGCACCACCTTTTACAGTGGCGCCAGTTCCCCATACAGCTGGGTCGATGATATCGATGTCAATCGATAACGGGATTCCGGGAACCGCGACGTTATTGTTTTTCATATGCAGCCAGATAATCTACAACCTCAAGTTGTTTGTGGGCAGTCATCATTTTGTCCACTACCAGTTTAACATCTTTCCAGACATCTTTACCGTAATCATGGAACAGAATAATTCCACCCTTTTTGACCAGTGGAACCCAGTCTGTGATATCGCGGGTGATTTCGTGCTCCAGATGACCATCGTCAACCAGCAGCAGGTCGATGGGTTTATTATCCGCCCAGTGCTTGACCCGTGCCTCGTGCGCGTCCGCAAGAATCTGGACGGGATACGCCGGGAACCCATGCTCCAAAAATGCGTTCTGTTCATTCACCAAGCCGTGCCCTGTAGCCATTAAGGTATTATCAATCGTGTACAGGGTCGGCAGCAGGTCTGGGCGTACATCAGCCACCGCCATGGCAGTGGTTCCCACGCCCGCGCCAATATTGACCACCGTGGCATTCTCCGGGGCAAGCTGGGCATACTTCGCCAGTAGACCCACCTCGTTAACCGTCAGGTAGCCGAACGACCGAGCCAGATGCTCCGCACGTGTTGCTTTCAGTAACTCGCTCATAATCCTAGTAACCTCCTAATAGCAACCTCTAGGTCGCTACTGTTTAAATTATAGTCGAAATCAAATATATCGTTAGCAGCAATGATTTCGACATTCTCACCACCAAAGATACGGAACTCACCCATGGAGCTCATCTGGTAACCCTTGGCTTTGCCCAGCTTCCCCATTTTTGGTTTCAGAACAAGTGTCTTAAACTGTTTCGGGTCAAGTTTGGCGAGCGCTTTCCAGTTGGTGCCAAAGAATACCGGGTTGCTCATGCCGCCCGCACCTTCACGCGCATATAGGTAGGCGTGTGACCACAGATACCACAGAGCCTCGCGGTACGCCTCCTCGGTCATCAGGGTTCCATCCCACTTTTTGACCTCCTCGCCACGTTCATAAGCCATAAGTCTGTCCAGACTCTTTTCGCTATCGAACTCCCGGAATCGGTCGCTCCAATCTTCCCGGATACCCTCACTGCCGTTCTGGGCACCCTCAAACATCTGGGTAGCAGTCAACATACCATTTGCGACTAACCACGCCTCCTGTAGAGACTGCTCGACTTCTTTGGCAGTCTTAAGGTCATTGGTCAGGGAGATGGTCTTATCATCACCGCCCGCAAGACCGACTTCGCTATCGTGCCCATGCATCTCGTAGCGGGAGCGGAGCTGGTCACCGATGACAGCTGCGGCATCGGTCGTGACGTGATATAGCTCATCCGGCAATTCCATCCATTTGCCTTGGTTACTGACATAAAACGCTGTCAGCGCCTCAACATCGGACGGGGTCAAGCGAGCAGCGGTGACCGCATGATTGACATCGAACTCGAACTTTTCACGCAGCTCCCCAGCCACTCCGCCATATTCTATGATATCGTAGTACCCTTTGTATTCTTTGCTATCCTCGCCATACTTGGCTTTAAGTTGCTCCTCGTACCCCTGCAAAATATAGTCTGTCTCCGAGCGACTAAACTCGGTCATGTCAGGAGCGCCTGCCAGTAACTCTCGGGCTAATTTTCTACCGTAACGACCACGCTCCGCACTGGCATCGCTTCCATCTTGTATCAAGAGCGACTTGTCAGTCATCCGTGTAGATAAATCCTCTGCGTTTTCAGGCAGCCCAAGCTGTTCGCGCACGCGACGTATGCGATTATCAAACTCGGCTTGATGGTGCTCCAATACTTTGGTTACCTGAGCTGTAGTAACATAATTGCAGTTCGTAAACACTTCCATCCCGAGGTCTACAGTTGCTGGGTCATCACTGTCCCGCAAAGCACGCCAGTGGTCATATGTCAGACCAAGCGTGCTAAGCGCAATATCAAAATCGTCAGCACCCAGTCCAACAGTGCCATTATTATCCGTGGCTTCCAGTTTGTTTTTGAGGAGCAGGTATGGTCTGGATATTGTCATCTGCGGAGTCTCCAGTATCTCCGCACTCACATCCGGGTCTCCATACCCACGCCTGACGCTACGAGAACTGAAATAGAATTTGTCGGCTAGGTCAATCATGACATCTGGGTTAGGAATGATGCCATTGTTAGCGATGATGGCTTTCGCCTCTTGCACCAGAGCTTGCCGCTGGGCACGAGCTTGTTCGACCTCAGCATCCTCGATACCGTATGACACCACCGGTCGCGCGGCTCCCTTGGGCGCTGAACCGCCCCGGCGTCCCAAGACGCCCACGTGTCCACGGTGACCAGAACCAGCCCCGCCTTTCAGCTTCGCCTCTTTGTTCACGCCAACGTAGTCCCACTCTTGGAGCGGGTGGGTACGCCAGCCACCATCGTCGCTGATGTATATAGCAATGTCCGACGGATTCAACTGTCGTTCAAATAAGGCGCTTAGAATGTCAGGAAAGTGTTTATCCAGCTTTTTCAATAACCGGTCGATATCATCATCACCGTATCGATGCAGAGATACAATTGGCTTCCCTTTCACATACCCAAACAGCCCACGGAAACTTATGTTATCCTGATTTAATTTGTCATTACCACCATAACGACCTGTCTCTCGCATGAGGATATCGTCATGTATCTCGTCTTTTTTCCCGGCGAACGCAAGCCCATCCTCGGTAACCAAGAATGGTCGAACGTCAGCCATGCCCTCTGTTTTATTGGTTCGTATCATGGCGTAGCCGGGTATCTCGTCCTCAGCCCGGAGTCGAGAGGCAACATCGATATCAGTAATGCCCATCGTCACGAGCCCACCGCGTCCTGAGCCACCCACCTTACCGGGACGTCCACGATGACCAAAATTACCAGAGCCCTCTCCGCCCTTGAGTACCACATTTCCGTGAATAATCCCCAAAATGAATGAGAACAGGTACGGGTCTTGCCGCGCCAGTTTCCATGGGGCGGTAGCGAAAATCTCAAAAGCACAGGACAGGATTTCGGTCTCCCCGCTCGAGTATTCCCTGTTCATGTAGTCAAAGAACATATGAGACGTGTTCTTGTTCGTTCGGTAGTCCCTCAGGGCTTGGCGGGTCTTGGCTGGCAACCGTGCCTCTACGTGATGACCCAACTCATGCCACAACTCCGCTCGGGCAGCCTCTTGCATGGCGTCCACATCCAGTTCGGTATGGCGCTGTACATACGGATAATTGTTCGGGTCGTTAGCAAGGAACTCCCCGCTATCCCATGTGTACAAAGTCGCCTCGCCGCTTATCTGCTGTAAATCCGCAGTGTACGCGCCCCGATTCGGGTAGGTAACAAAGAGCACTTCGTTATCGACAGCTTTCGGGTCGTAGACACTTTTATCAATCATCTGGTTGGCACGCCACAGCTCCTGCCGGATAAACTCCTCGGCATCAGGGGCGTACCGTATATCGCCAATATTCCAACCGATAGGACGCGGCGCCAAAGCGATAGACGTCCTGAATTTCTCCGCCTTGTCTCCGGCACTCAGCACACTGGTATAACAGTCCATGACCATCTGGCGCTGCATGTCGTTGACCTCACCCTTGCGCTTGATAACCTCTTGAACAAATTCATTGTGTCGATTTAGATACGTCTCAAAGTGCTCCGCCGCCTGCGGATACTCTTTCTGAATGTCGCGCAAGCTCATCTCTCGCTCGAGCGTATTGTTGAACGGGGACGGCGAGATTCGTCGCTCAGTAATTGTAAAAACTCTATCATCGATGCCTATCGGTCGAATGCGACTTGTCCCATAAAGATGGGACTCGATTCCAGCAACCGCGGTACTGGTCTGTTCGTTGAACATCGCCTCGCGCGTATCCGGGGATGACAGGGTAGACCTATCGTTTTCCATCCACACCATCTGGTTACGAACCCAGACGAGATAGTCATCGCGCAACTTCTCATACTGTTCTACCTGCGGTTTGACCCGGTTCATGTACTCGAGCACGGCAGAGGCGCCCGCCCGCATCAACGACTTAACGTCATGTTCGTATACAACTGGATGACCGCTCACATCTTTTTCCGGTGGGAATTTCAGGAACGGATTATCAAGATTAATAGCGGGGGTGGAACGCTCACCTTTAGGTAACGAACCTCCACGCTTGCCCGGTCTGCCAGCGTGACCGATATTGCCGGAGCCCGTACCACCCTTAGTAGTAACATTCGGGTCATAGCCAAATGTAAACGAGTCAAGCTCCGTGAGCCAATCAAAGTGCCGAAAGTATGGCTTGTTGGCAACGATGACCACGCGCAATGGCTTGCCCGTTAAATCACAATACTTTTTCAGGGCGCCCATGAATCGAGACCCTAGGTTGTTAAGGTTGTCTGGTTTTTTAAAGATGGTTCCCAAATATAGGTATGAGCCATCGTCCTGTATTCCAACCGACAACTGGGTATTATCATTATCGGTGAAGTACAGCGACTCGACCGGATTGCCGTAGATGTCGTTCCACCGCTCGTCACCATTACCATAGCGCATCGTAACATCCCCGCCCATTTCGCGCTCAAAGAATATCTTCACCGGGTTGTCTGGCGTGTTTAATAGTTGCCGACCAGTGATACTGCGACTCCACAGCTCGCGCCGGGGCATATCTGTGCCGTCAGCAACTTCACGTAGCTTATTAACAGCATCGTTATAACCCGCTTCGGAGCCGCCCTCCCCAGACCCACCCACCTGTCCGGGGCGTCCCCGGTGACCAAAGTTACCAGAACCCTGTCCGCCTTTCAGCACCGTAGTTCCCTGAATGATGCTGAGGATAAAGCCGAACATCTCTGGGTCTTGTTGGGCAAGACGCCATGGGGCAGTAGAGAATATCTCGAACGCGCAGGACAGGAGCTCGGTGGCACCAGTGCGGTACCGTGTTTGCATGTAGTCGAACATGAAAGGATTCTTACCATCGGCTACATCCACGCGAAAGAGATAGAAATTATCAATAGCATGACGGTATGGTACGGTTAGAGTGTGTTCCACATGATGACCAAACTCGTGCCAGATTTCCAGCCGCAGGTATTCTTGCAGTGTGTCGACATCCACATCGTAGTCTCGCGGTATGAATGGATAAATGCCACCTATGCCAGCACCGGGGAATTCTGGGGGTTCAGCCGCATAGGCGCTCTCGCGCTGGTCGTATGTCACCAGCTTGCGGTCTAAGGTGATGGTCGGTATATCCAACTCCCGGTTGTCCGCAGGGTTGGCATACGAACCGGTCATAAGGGAGGTGTCAATATAGAGCTTGTCACCATACAAGCTGCGGTTGCCCTCATGCAGAATGTTGACATTCACTACGCCTGCCGCATCGTCTACGACGCTACGAATATAATCAATGGCGTCCGGTGAAATAGATAGGGGCTTACCGGTGATGTCTACTCCTCCCGTATTCATGTCCAGCGCGACCTCCCATGGTCTTGGGTTGGACGCCTTAAGAGATTTAATGAACTGGTTCGCTAACTCGGTCTGGACTTTGTTGGCTGCCTCGCGCTTTTCAATATAGCCGTTCGCAAAGGCATTGTAATCGTTGAACCACTTATCCAGTCCGCCAGCAGTGAGGGCTTCTGGATATTTTTCCTTGAGGTCGTTGTAGCTGAAAACCTGCTGGTATTTGTGACCGGATTCGTGGGTATTTGGGTCATCAGCCGACGGTACCCATGGCTGGATAAGCAGGAACGGCTCATCCGGGCTCAGGGGACGCACCTCCATGCGCGAGTCGTAGGTATTATCAAAGCGCTGCTGCCCGATACGAATCGACGGGTTCCGCACATCGACATGGGCAAGACCGTAATCATCAGGGGATAGGTGCCGAAACGTGTCATGGAGCACATTGCTAGAATCGGCTGACGGCAGACTTTGCAGGAACTCATGTGTTATCGCCTTAAAGTCAGCCTGTGCCTCAGTGACGAACGTCTCCCGCAGCTTTTTGTACTCATCCAGCTGGGGCTCGATGGATTTCAGGTATACAGCTGCCGCATCCTTGTTCGCGTCGATGAGTGCCTGAACATGGCTTGGGTATTGCGGTGCCGGGAATGTTTTGTCGCCCACGCGCAGGACACCACGCGGCTGCTTCTTGGGCTTGTCTACTGGAACCCCACGAACGCCCTTGGGCAAGCTGCCACCGCGTTTTCCGGGTCGTCCTGCATGACCAACGTTCCCAGAGCCTGTGCCGCCCTTGGTGGTAGTCTCTTTCAGGGAGATGTTCCCATCGGAATCGATAAACACGTGCTTGGCAGACAAAAACTCGCTCAGGTCATATTCGAGCGATACACTGGAGTACCCATGACCGAGATGCTCAGAGTACGTCTGCCAGCGCACAGTGTCGTTGTCCGCCAGCTCCATATCCCAGACGCCAGCATCGTACATGCGTTGCAGCTGGCGGAGGATTTTGGAGTTGACGTTCTGGGTGGTGATATATAAAGACTTGCCACGGAAATTACCAACCAACAGGCGGAAGTTCACGAACGGTATCGCGCTGTTCTCGTCCATGACCAACATGCCATACGTCTCCTGCATGGCGTGGCGGAACATGCCCACGGTCTCAGAGAGCTTCACCGGCATCGTTGTCATGGGCTGATTCTCGAGCTGGTGTTTCAGGTAGATAGCGTTGTACTTATTAACTATCCGTTCGAGTTCTTTTTCAATCTCGTGGTCATCATCAAACACACCCTCATCGACCTCGCGGGTCAGCTTGTGCATCTCTTTGTCCAAGTCGACATATTCCTGTAGCCACGCAATCGCTGGGTCATCGTTAGACTCCAGTATTTTCTTGGCGCTCCTAGCAACACCGATGATGGGGCGCAACGCATCGAACACAAAGACGGCTTTTTCACCAACCCGTCCGGGGTCAGCTTCCATCTCCTTGACGATATCGGGGAATAATCCCGGATTTTCGTACACAATTCCACCCACCAGCTGCTCGTGACTAAAATGCCCTTCGCCACGAACGCCAATCACGCCAATCCCCTCGATATAGGTGGCGGCTGCCGTGGTGAAGTCATCAACATCGTCTCCCTCGAGCTCAGCCTTAATCGCTTCGTTCACGCTGTCGAATGGACGGTAGCCACTCGGGAGCTTGACAGTGTTCCAGTCTATTGTCGGGGGACTATCGATGCCGTAGGTAATTGACTCGCCCGCAGGGGCACGGGGGACAGGAGCAGCGCCTTTCGGGGCAGAACCACCGCGCTTTCCCGGCACACCTACGTGACCATGGTGCCCACTGCCAGCACCGCCCTTGGTGGTTACCTCGGGCATCAGATAATACAGCTTGTAAAAATACTTATAGCCATCCGGTGATGGGGATTCCTTAAATTCATCGAGAACCCACTGAGCGTCATGATTGAGACGCAACGTAAACATGCCATCTATCCACGAAGGCGGGATAGCCTGCTCCATGCGATAGCACCCTTGAGTCTCAAAGTCAACGTCAGCTTGCGCGTCTGTAAAGATGTCAGATAATTTTTCAATCGGAACCCGGATACGCACCCACACAGGCTGGGTTTTCGCAGCAAACTCCTCCGGTGGAAACAAGTCAGTTGGTACGTTGTGTTGTACATAGCTGGCTAGGTCGGTCATCGTTTCTATGTCATCGACAAAATAGGTCGATGGCGGTCTGCCATAATGGACACGACCGGGCAGAATGCCGTACTGCTTGAGACTGTCCGCCAAACCAGCTGGAGTCCCATGGTAGAGGTCAACGTATCCGATACCCTTTGCGATAAGCTCCTGCTCCAGAGCGTCCAGTTTCGCAGCGATATCTGGGTCGTAGTTCGTAAAGTCTCCCTGCGCATGATACGGTGTCGCATACGGGTCTTTACTCGGGTCTGTTTTCATCGGTTCTAGGTCACGCTCCCAGCCATGGAGACCGGTGTAAGCCGGGTCTGTGCGACGCGGGTTGTGCATGTCAATGACTTCCGACGCCGGAGCGACCCTGCCACCGAACCGACTCCCGCCACGCTTTCCGGGAATACCAGCATGACCCGCCTCGCGCGTGAATCCACTGCCCTTCCCGCCTTTGAGTGAAATCGGGGAAACTTCCCTCCCCGCTATGCGATGCAACGGCAGGTGAACTTGCTTCGTCCGGTACGGTAAGATGAGTTCCCAGTTCCGTATCTGGAGCGGGTTCCATGCACGATGACGCTCGACGCAGGTCTGGCAGTGCTCAGCGACCCCGAGCTCCCAGTATGCATCAGCGTTACCGTCCTCGATATCACCGATGACCTCGATACGCCACCGGCATTTGCAGTTTTTCAAACATTGGCTGGTACCATCCCCCGGATAGGCTGGCAGGGGCATGTCATCCACGCCCAGCTTGGCAGAGGTGTTGGCACGCCAGTATTGCTCTACCGCAGTGCGGTTGTACTGACGAGCACGCCCGAACCAGCGGCTGTCGAAATTGGTATCATCGAATTTGTTCCCGAGTTGGTTGGCTGCGATTACCAATGCAAAGCCAGACAAGAACGCCAGCTGCTGGGCAATCGCTTGTGTCAGGTAGTCGCTTGCTTTTGGGGGAATGACCTCAGAGCCAGCGCCGACCATGTAGCCGGTGGTGGCTCCCAAACCGATGAGCTCACCCATCAGCTGCTCCCAAGCCTCGACGGTTATCTCACCGTTAAATAGCTCGTAGAGCAGGGCGTCGGTCTGTTCATCCATGCCCATAATAACGGGAATCAGCTCGGGGGGCAGACCGTCGTAGCGTTCCCACAGCTCGGGCTCACCAAGCGGGGTGTAGTCTGGCATTAGCGCCCCCTGCGTGCGAATTTGGTTACTGAGCTGTACAGCTTCCGTGCGGCTCCCATAGATTTAGCCAGAATGCTCTCAGCCCGTTTTTGTTCCTTGGGGGTCACAACCGGGATAGGCTTGTCACGCTTGGCTCCTAGACTGTTCACCTTGGGCTTGGGGGCTGGCTTGGTACGCACCGCCTTGGTTGCTTTAGGCTTAGCAGTTGCCACCAGCTTACCCAGCATCTGTTGCCGGAGCATCTTATTGAAATCAGCCGGGTTGGGCTTAACAGCTGGCGCAGCAGTGTTGGTCGCTACGGTAGGCGTTCCCGGCGTGACCTCTGGACTGGCATTATCATCCGGGCTCATGCTGACCTCACCGGGTGCTCCAACCGGAGCGCCTGTCTGGACGCCGGGAGCCTTTGAATCAGCGAAATCCTTGGGCAACTCGTCTTTTTCAATCATCATCGTGCGTTCCTCGTCGGGTGTGGTCAGACCAGCTGACAGACGCACCTGCGCTGACTGCGCACGCTTGGTGGAGATATCCTCAGATTGCTGGATGTCACGATAGTCTTTTTCAACAAATGCAAACTCGGTATCCATGGGCATGACGTACTCATTCATGGCGTGTGTGAAAGCCTCGCGCCATGCGACCAAACCCTTGCCACGCGCCTTGTCCGCCAGAACCTGTGACTGGGCGCCGGTACCGATAGTGCCGGAGCTGAGCGGCTGGAGCTCTTGGGGGTCAAGACCGAGCACGTCTGCATAGGTCAGGAGGGCAATGTCAAACTCCTCTTTGCGCTGGAATCGGTCAGGCAGTTCGGCAAGTGGGATTTTTACCAGATTTGGCTGCATCTCATCCGGGACACCAAGCACCACAGCGCCCATGTAGGACATGACGCCCTTGGCAGTCTCACCGGATTTGGTAGCCAGAACAGCCTCGCGCAACTGGGTGTCCAACACGCCGTTCACGATGTAGATAGCAAGCGGGTGCATACCGGAAATCTTCTCCCGGAGGTACCACTCAATCGCTGACAATTTGTAGATAGCTGGGAAAGCACGGCTGGCGGCACACAGTCCGACGCCGTTATAAATCTCGGACGGGTCTGGCATCTCCGAGAACATCATCACTTGGTGGTCACGCATCTCATGGTACGCGCCCCGCCTGTCCTGAAAGACAACCGGGACGTCCGGGTCGCCGGTACGAATGCAGCGCAACGAGTCCAAGTGCCGGAGACCGATAATCTTGCTGCCCTCAGCTGGCGAAGCTCGGACGATTTCGATGAAACTTCCGTTATCCGTGGTCAAATAATCGCGCAACTGTTTTGACAGGAACCCGACCCACCCGACCCGGCGTCCATCCGCACCACGCAGCAGCTCTTGGGTATCCTGTACACGCTGCGGCACTGAGCCCTTGATTTCCCATGACAGCGACACGATGCGCGTGATGGCAATACCGATGGCGGCTGACCACATGGCTTCTTTGAATAGAGAGCTGCGCAAGATAGCATCGCGCCCCCGCGTCCAATACGCCGGGGGCTGTGGGGTCATGGCGCTCGAGTCCTCGCTACGATGCCACGGAACTACAATTTGTAGGACGCCACCATTCAGAACCTGCGCGACGTCATCTTTGGTGACAGACTTTTGTAAGAGCTTCTTGATGTCAGTTGCTCCGCTATCCGCCTTTTTGTTTTTTTGAACCATGGATACCTCAGGTGAGTTAAGTTATTCCAGTTCGTCCGATTCTCCCTCGTCAAGTATTTCGCGTTCCTCGGAATCACTGGAGACCACCTCTGCTCCCACGACATCACCATCGTATGGGCGCTTGGTCAGTGCCACTACTTCGCCGCCAAGTTCCTTGGCAACGTATTTGGCTATTTCGTTATCGATATCCACCATCCCACCAATATGGTCGGTCGCATCCGCAACTGACCACATTCCACCTATCATCGTTGCCTGAAACAACAGGTCAGGGTCATCGGACGACCACTGCTTGTTCGTCACAGTGGCGGTGTGTTCACCTAACTTTATCATTGCTGGCATAGCTACTCTCCTGTGGCTTATTAAGCCATTATACGTTTATTATAGTGCACAATATGGTTATTTGTGCCGCTTGGCTTCGCGCACCATGGCACGCTCAATTGATTTGGCGGTTTTCAGCATGGCGTCCGCTGAGCGTGCAATGTTGTGAGACTGGATGTTGAGCATCTTTATCACTGCATCCATGGTGTTCACGAGGATGGCAATCTGCTCATCCGTGGTCAGGGGTCGATTGGGCAACCCGGCTTTTTCCGCAGCGGTCTGCTCTGCCTCAGCCACGACCGCAGGTACCTCGGGCGGGGTCTCTCCATTCATCCTGTCCATCTGGGCGTCTTGTTCTTTGGGGTCAATCTGTTGTTCATCCATTTTGTACACACTCCTTGAGATTTGTAATTATTATAACAAAAGTAACTGGACTGGACTAGCCTTTTTAGGTGGGAATGTGACCTCCCAGTATCCCAGTGACTCGTCCAGCAGCATCGCTATCTGTTTACCGTACCCACGCTCGACCTTGAATCCCAAGTCATACAGACGGTCAATGGGAGCCCGGTAGGTTATCTTGGTGTCGAGGTTGGTGACCTCCACGATACGCGCCCCAGCTGCTTTGGCAGCTCTCAGGGTGCTGTCATCAAACGCCAGCGCTCGGGGTCGTTGGAGAACATGCTTCTCGTGGATGGTCTTTCGGAACGTGTCATTGAGAACCGACCCAACGACTTTGGAACCCACATAAATCGGTATAGCACTCATGCCTCATCCTTTCCGCCAGCGCCATGCAGACGTCTGGCTGCGATATCAAAGTATTTTTTATCAATCTCAATTCCAGTGAATGCCCGCCCCAGATTCTGGCACGCCTCGCCGGTACGCCCAGACCCCATGAATGGGTCGAGCACACTGTCTCCGGGATTGGTATAGATACGCACCAGCCGCTCCATGAGCGACAGTGGCTTTTCGTATGGGTGTTCGGTGGGACTGATATGCCGGTCGTCGTAGACCCCGGTCATCTGAGACCAGTGCAATCGGTTGAACGTGTTACCGCGCCGATTGACCAGTATCATCTCAACGAACCGACCGCACGCCCGGATATAGTTTTTGGTCGACGGGGTTTTTATCCAGAACAGATACTCATCCGCAGTCCAGTAGACGTTTTCCGGCTTGCAAAAAGCGATGATGTTGCCCTTGGCGATTCTGGCAAACTGTCCCAAGAGACTCATCGCCCTAAGCGGCTCAATGTCGTAGGGTGGGTCAGTAATGATGGCATCATAGGATTGGTCTGGTATCGTCGGGAGCACCGACAGGCAATCATCGAGCAGAATAATACCTTTCGTCATATCGATATCCTCTCTGTTATAGCTTTAGTAAATAATCTCGGACTCTCTCAAATATATCAGAGCCCTCTTGCAGCTCACAGTCGCTGTTGATGACCTTGGCTGCTGTAGTGTCCAGCTCTTGCAGGAGCGCCCGGACGTATTCCAGCTCGTCAACCAGAGCCTGTATCGCACACCCCTCATGGATATAGCGGCAGTCCTTGTAATGGGTGGACTCCACGCCGCTCGATAAAAACGACGTGATGACACGGCTGAGATTTAAAGCCTCTTTGACAGGTCTGGTCATAGGAATACGCTCAGAAAAAAGACTCCGGCGACAAGCGCCAAAACAAACACCAACGCGAGACATCCGCAGCATCCGCTGCCGGGCTCGCAATAATCCTCATCATACCTCATTCCCATAGTGTCTCACCTTTCGCATAAGCCTCAGCATGTTCCGGGCACAGGGTCTTAATCCACCCACGTGGCTCAGTCGGCTTGCCCGGTTTACCACACACCTCACAGATTGTTAAACTACGATTTTCAATCTCATCCAGCAGGTCGTAGTAAGCCATGTCCGCCATGGAGGGGGTGATTCTGAGTCCGCCCCACTTCTCTTTGACTTCGACAATGACCACTCTCTTGGGCTTGTTACGATATGCCTCGAGTAGTAGTTCGTGCCAGCCCTTGCCAACCTGCCGCTGGGCATCATGGAGTGTGATGTGGTCTTTATGCATGGGTGACCACCTGTTCGACCCCATCCCATGTTTCCATGGCATAGAACCGATTCGCCCAGCTGTCCTCGTCGATACCCTCGCCCCACACCCAACGCATACCCTTGGCAATCAGAGCGCGAGACGCCTCTTTTGCCGCCTCGTAACTCTTGAGACCAGACTGTTGACGCCGGGCACCACTGGCTGGGTCTTTGTAGTGCACGACCCACGTGTTACGATTTGTGGTCTGAACGGGAATCTTAACTGTAGCCTTGGACATATCTCACTCACCTCTCTCACTTATAGTGTACTAACATGATACTACATTTGCTGTTTTTGTCAAGTAATCCTCGTGACTGACGAACACGTCCGGGGTGTACACCTGACCACAGAACACGCACTTGAATAGTCCTCTGGGCAAGTCAACGCTGTACACCAATCTCACCTCATTACACACCGGACAATCCGCATATCTGCATTCTGGGGGTTTGGGCTTTTCGCCATGGTTGTGTTTCATGGTTACCTCTACTCAGATTATACATCGAAATGCAGAGCTCGGGTCACTGTACACATGAACCCGAGCCCTTTGAACAAGCGGCATATAGGTAATTTGGGGGCATGTGCACTGAGGCTAATCATGCCATGCCGCTGATTTAAGTATAGGGGGTTTCCGTAAATTTGTGCCAGCCAGTTCACGGCTCCAGCCTTTTTGCGCACTTTATCAATGCCCGGAGACCACCCTTGGTCAACGAGCCATCCAGAATCATGTCGTCGATTTTGCGGTTCAGGTTTATAATGCGGGATTTTTCACCGATTACATCCACCAGCCGTCCCAGTGGCGTGTTGGCAGCTTTCGCGTGCGAGAGCACCCTCGCGTCCGGGTCGAGACACACGTACACCGGGTCACAGTTCGCAATCGGGGCAAGCAAGTCGAGGTCGGGCGTCACACCGGGCACACCCACAACGTGCATATCGACGTCATCCAGCGCCAGATACGTGGTCATCGCCTTGAACTCTCCCTCGACCAACAGGCACGCCCCAGCCATGGGTCGGTCGTGGTCTGCCACAAATAGTCTGGGCGGCAGTCCCTTGACCTCGCTCCTGTAACGGTCATTCTTGCTGCGGGGATGGACAATGCGGTGCTTGATGTTCAGGACGGTGCCGGTCACAGGTTCGTGGAGAGGTATCGTCAGCGACGGGGATTCGTAGTACGCATCACCCACCCACACGCCACGATTCGGGCAATAGCCCAGCTCCCAGTAATTCAGCCAGTATGGGTCAACGATACCGCGCTGGGCATAGAGCGCTCGAGCGGCATCATCCAACTGGGCATGATAGGTTTTCCACACGTGGGACGCTGTGAACTCAGCCATGGCTTTCGCCGCCAGCTCCTGCTGTTCTTTTTCAAACGCTTGACGCTGGCGCTCTATCTCCGCCTGTTGTTCGGCAGTCAGAGTGACACCCGCCTCACGTCCCGGTAGCCAGACGTATCCGCATCGACGGCACCAGCCAAACGCGCCACCGGTTGCCTTGGATTGCACGAACATTCGGAACCTGTCCGGGAATGAACCATCCTGATGGGGAGAGCCACCACACCGGGGGCAACTGCCGGAATACTCGTTGGCGCTGACCCGGACAACATGGTTGACGAGTGGCGTGAGCTCAGCACAGGCTGCTGGCAAAACGGCGGTATGCCTCATGCGTCCACCACGAGCAGCGGCTTGCGGGCACGATGCTTGGGAAATCCATCATGCTGCCTGCCCCACTTATCATCCATCTTCATCACCGGCTCATTCTCACCGTTGTCGTACTGGCAGACGCGACCGTCCTTGCCCAAGTGGGTGGGCACGATTGGCTCACCAATAAAATCGATGCCCAGTAGCGGCATGGAACGACCGCAGTGTGGGCATCGAATGGCACGACAATAGGTTCCCTCGTGCTTGGCTTTTTTATATTCAGCGATTTTGCGCCTTTGACTGTAATTCACTGTGCACCTCTCTCAAATTGTATCATTATCAAACAACACGTACTGATACATTGTAACACAGTGTCATTATGGTGTCAAGGGGTATCTTCTGGTTGGTCGATAGCTCCCTCAAGCTCGGGCACACGAGCCCAGTTGCGCATCTCATCCTTTGTCCACACCTCCAACACCTCGAGGTCGGTACAGTTCATCGTATCACCCACGCAGCCATGGGCGGGCGGGTCTCCGTAGTGCCAGCTCTTGGGCGGACGTTTGTTCGGCTTGAACCGGTCGAACAGGCTCAAGTGCATCTCGACGTCGAACCGCTGGTCGCAGCTCTGGCACCCGATACGCATCAAGACCACAACACGAGAATAAATATCTGGCGCCAAATCCGGCTCAAACTTGCCATACCGGGGCGTACCGTTTTCGTCGTACCACGTAGGCTGCTCCTGAATCCGGGAGCGGATATCCTGAAACCTGCTATGCATGTTCCGGCTCCTCTCCGGTGGGAGACTTCGCTTGCTGCTCCGCCCATTTTATCAATACCGACACTGGTGTCTTGCTGAGCGACTTACCCGTAATATCGCTAAAGTCCTCCACTAGCTCATACAACATGCCACGCAATTCGTCGTGGCGTGCTTTGTGCTCTGCGGGTGTAAATGGTTTAGGCATGGTTTACTCCTCTGGATTCAATGTCTGTAAATACGACCAGTCCATCAGCTCTTTCAGGGTCGTCTGACTGGGCAACTTTCCGGTATGCAGTATAAAGTCCGCCACCAGCTCATCGAACATTTGGTGGAGTTCTCCATGGCGCTCTTTGTGCGCCTCGCGCTGCGTTTTATCAATCTGCTCACTCACACAGAACCTCCTAGAAATGGTTAAAGTAGACGCCATTCATTCGCTGATACAGCTGGGTGGTCAGGTATACGTCGTTGCTGACGTACTGGCGCCGGACATCATTGGTCATATCCGCAATCATCGAACCATCCAGCTCTGGCAGCGGGTTGTCCAGATTGTACAGCTTGGCAAGCGCCTTGAGTCCCTTGACGTTCTGGATGCTCCAGTTATAGAGAATCGAGAACAGGTCAGTAATCGGTTCAGTGCGAAACCGCGCCAGATTCGGGATGTGACGCGGGCGGATACCCAGCGCCATGGAGCGGCGCATGATGTAGGGGATGTCGAAGTTAAGCACGTTGAATCCCACCACGCGCCCCTCGCACTCAGCGTACTTTTTCCAGAACAGCTCAATCAGGTCGCTTTCAGTAATCGTCGCGTGAACGAGCGTGCTTTCGTCAACGGTCTCGTCACCCACCAGCCACGCCTCTATGGGCAGGCTCGGGTGTGTGCGATAGGCAATGGCGATGATGCGCCCATAGTCCGGGTCGAGCGGGGCGTCCTTGAGACGCTGCTCCTGCTTTTCGGACTTGTATTTTTCAATCGTGTCAGCATCCTTGTAGTTTCCGGGCGCCTTGACCTCTGGCATCAAATCGGCAATCAAAGGGTTCGCCTCGGTCTCGATATCAAAGAACAGGCGCTTGGATGCCGTGCGAATCGGCATTGCGACCGGTATCAAATCCGGCTGGGTCGCCACGTCCGCTGGGAACGTGGTCTCAATGGGATAGGGGGGTTTTTCACTCATAGTCTCACTCCTTGTGCGTTATTGTATCACATTATCAATCAATGTCCCCACTGGTCGCGGCGCAGCAACAGACCGATGGCGCCGTACACAGCCAAGTCCATGAACGAATCCTCCAGCGACTCGTTGGCTGCCTCCGCAGGTGGGTTCACGGGCTCATCACTGATGGTCAGGATATACTTGCCGTCCTTGTGTTGCACCTCAATGTTGAACCCGAGCAGGTTCATGAGCCGGATGGTCTTGTCCCAGATACGCACCATGACACCCTTTTTGCCGGTGCCAATGATGTTGGCTGGGGAGTAGTCCGAATTCTTGCGGACATGGACGCGGTACATCGATGATGTCAGGTTGCGGAACGCTTCGCACTGTACCGGGCTGGTCACCTCTGCTTTGGGTATCTTGGGCAGCTTGGGATAAAAGTACACCGGGATATCGTGCGCCTTGGCATACTCGACCTCCACCTTGGCGCCCTTACTGGATTCCCAGTCTGGGAGCGCAATCACAGCATCGACGCGCGAAATCATGTCGAGGTCACCGGCGATATAGTCCTCCCACGTACAGGTGCAATCCTGCTCAAAGTGGGCAGTGTTGAGGTGAGGGCAGATAACGTGGTACCCATCCTGCCAGAGCCGGACAGCCACGCGCCGGGCATTGGCAAGGTTCTGTTCCATAGTAGTACCACCGGTAGAATATGGGGCTGAGATATAGACTAACACACGACACCTCCATGCGCCCCGAATTCGACTATCTCGTCACCGCACCAGCAGCAGCGCTCCAGACATCGGAATTCTGGCGGGTGTCCTGCGGCAGCCCACTTGCCATGGGGCTTGGGCAACTTGGTGTTGTCCTGTTGTGACACCTCGTGCCAGCAGTGGCGACCGTCGGGAGCAACTTCGCAATTATATGTTGACATCACACCAACATCGTGCCCAACCACGCCATCGTATCTCTTGCGTTTCGTAGTGCGCTTAATATACTCTTTTACCTCACTCATCTCACATCTCCTTTTTGTTTTCTGGTTGGCTTGGGCGGTTTCCACCCCTCGGGTGCTGTTCCGATATCCACCCGATGGGTAGTATCGTCGACGTGCCAGTAGAACATTACAAATGGGCTGTCAAAATAATCGGCAGCACCCAGAGAGTCCACCACAAAGTCGACCTTTGGGATAACCGTACCGTTCACATGCATATAGTAATACACTCACACACTCCTCTCTCATGATTATTATCAATCGCCCGGATATAGCAGGGGCGTCAAGTTGCCCTGCTTGCAGGCGTCGTACCAGATGCGGACAAAAGCCTTGACGATATCCGCCGGTAACTCCAGCTCTGCAAACTCGCGCATATTGTAGCTCCAGACACCCGGCTGGCAAGCCATGGTGTTATCGTCCCGGACAAGCCACTTGCCTGCCGTGATGGAGCAACTGTATTGCACCGACTGGTCGAGACATGCTGGCAGGCTCTGGTTGCAGGCTTCGTTCTCAGCATAACTCAGGTTGTAAACGTACTCACCGAACAGGCTCTGGTAGTCTGGCTCCACATCGCAGTCCAGCTTATCTGTGACCACGTACAGGAAAATCGTGCGCAGGGACGGGAACTGGGTATAGGACGTCGACCACCCACAGGTATCCGCACCACTGCCCTCAACCTGTTCTGCTGGGCACGCTTTTCTGGGGCACTCATATTTGACCGGGGTCGGGGTCACAATCCATCCAGTCGGGGTGACCGTGGGGGTAAATTCCATGGTGGGGGTCGCAGTGAATTTAGGCGTGCTGGTCGGCGTAAACTCGGGAGTATTGGTAGCCGTAGGCTCTTTGGTGTTGGTGGCTGTGGGCTCCGGGGTATTGGTACTGGTGGGCTCGAGAGTCTTGGTGACCGTGGCGGTCTTGGTGACGGTTGGGGTGGCGGTATAGAGCCACTCGCATTTTCCGTTCTCAGACTCTGGGTTGAACGGGATACACGCCAGTCCGGGGCAACAGGGTTTGTCACTCTCGTTTATGGTGCACTCAGCGTGCTCATGCTTGCAGTCGGTACACTCCGCAGGCTGCGGTTGCGATATCAGCAGGGCAGCGACAACCACCAGAACAAGCACAACGAGAACATAGGGGGCAAGACGTAACAGTTTATTCATGGGGCACACTCCTCGCCACTATTATACATCATAGTGCATCCAACGAGGTGACCCTGATGCGGTCTGCCAGATACACAACCCCGCGGGCATGAACCTTGGGGCGTATGAGACCCGCTGCCTCGCACCTGACGATACGCCTATTCTCCCGACGTCGAAACATCTTGCTGAAAAAATCTTGCGCCTCCTCGAGCGTCAGGAACACATGGAACCCAGACACGTAACGGGTACCGCGCGACCCATCGCATACAACCTTGACGTCAGCGTCCACCCACTCACCCAGTGGCAGCACCCGGCTCTTGTTTGTGCCGTGGAACAGAGACAAGGGTTGACCATTTTTGACCTCGACAATGCGGTAACAGGTAATCGCTCCTAATTGCGTGAAACTTCCCATGATTATCATTGCTCCGGCTGCTGCTGCTCGGGAAGCAAAGACACGCGCGAATTCCATAAAGCCACAGCCTGCCCAGCTGGGAGCTGTGGTGTCCTGAGACCACACACGATGCAGGACACATGCTCTAAAACCTCCCGGTCACCCTGCAAGTTGCGGCGGGTTACTGCGTATGCCCGCGCCTTTTTCCCGCAGCAGGGACAGGATTCAATCCGTACTGACATCGCTCTGCTCCTCGCCACCCAGCATCGGGATACTCGGCTTCTTGGCGACCAGAGAGTACCACCGCTCGACCGATACGCTGGGCTCTTTTTGGCTCAGGTCGTTGCGCACACTCAGGATGTGGGCAACACGATTACCCTGCGCCAGTACGAGATTCATGTATCCGACCAGCTTGGTGATGGTCTTGCGCTGCTGCTCTACAGCACGCGCGTATGGGGTGGTGAATATCAAAAAGCTGGCAAAGATGCCAACCACCAGACCCAGCACCAAAGCGACTGCTCCAACAACAAAAATTTTATCCATAACTCTCACTCCTATTCTGTTTTTTTGGGCATGGGCAGGGAAAACGCGGGGAGCAACCCCCACCAAAACCTGCCCACGCCCGCAAGCAAAAGCCCGCTTGACCGTCATTGTAGCACGGCGGCATTACAATGTCAAGTTATGCCAATCGATTTACGCATGGCTTGCTCCAAACGATACATAAGGTCACGCTCCTTATCAGAGCCCGGCAGACTCTCGGTGATACTCTTTTTCAATAGCTCAATCAACAGGAGCGTTGTACGGAACGATATGCCGAGACGCCACTGGTTTTTGCCAACATGACGGTCAAGAATCACATACGCCGCGCGTTGGGCGTTCTCGACAACCTGTACTGCGCCCGAATAGCTTATGAGGTCGGGGAACTGACAGGTTTTTGTGCTCATAAGGCGCCGCAAAGCACGATTCAGGGTGGCGATATCGCCCCGCCGCGCCAGAAACTCGCAACCGTCCCACCTATCCACATAGGGCTCATTCTCCATGGGAGTATCCCAGCGCCCGGCTGACCCCGAGCTGTATCTTGTCCCGGAGCTCACCAATCTCTCTGGCTTTTTTCGGGTTGTACCATATGTCTTTGTTATAGATAGCAGACAGGATACGGACAGTGTTCATCCACACCTCCAACCGGCAGCCGATGGTGGAGTAACCTGAGTGAGATTTGTGATTCAGTTCCCAGTCCTGCGCCACTTGACTAAAGCCCATCGGCAAATTGCACCTTACATGGAACGCGTTGCCTTTCAAGTCATCCACACCGTGGAGGCTGGCACGCTGCCGCATGGCGCTGTTAATCATCTTGACCTCATCGTAAGTCAAGTCTATAGTAATGTGTGAGTTTAATAATTCTCGTGTGTTCATCCTACCGGTAACCCTAGCGCCTCTCTGACGGCTTGTTCCAACCTGTCCAGCAACGCTTCGGCGTCTTTATCCATGGGCTTATCCAACCGAATATAATCGCTGACCGCTCGCGCCACAATCAACGCTCTCTGTAGCGACACTGAGTAATCCACCGTCATGCCATAACTCAGCAAGATGCGCACGGATAAGCCAACATCCGAATCCCGGTCGTAGTCCTCGAGGACGCGCCGCAACACGTAGCGGTCGGTGAGACACATCGTAACCTTGGCACCTAGAGGCATCTTACCCATGGCTCATCCCCACAGCCTTGTACACTGCCGCCTCTAGCCTGTCACGTAATTGTAGTATTTTCAAATTATCCTCATCGCTCAGTTGGATTACAAGCGTCGGGTCTACTTTTGGTTGCCAAAAGTATCCGTCGTCCACGAACGGCTCCGGCTCTGACAGGTGGCTAATCGCCTCGATAGCCTCCAGCGCGAGCGTGACCGGGGCGTGACACAGCGCTGGCAGAAATGGATTTGGCTTCACCGTCATCTTGCCGGTCAGCCCATTAACCGACACGATTTGTGGAAACTTATATGCTGGTATGGAGACTTTAAAGGCGCACATCAAGCGTATCAAGACGTGCTCCCGCCACCGGGTCTGGGGTAACTGGAACCGCCCCAAAAGCTCAACGTCAGCAGTGGTCACTATGATTTCGCATGTCAATGCCCTTGCTCGAACACGGAGGTCTTCTATCTCATCTTCACGCCACATATGCGATACACCACCCTTTCCAATTGTGTGAGCACCCGCTCCAGTCGGTTGCGCGTGATGATGCCGAGATGCCGCGCATACCGCTGTTTATACTCCAACACGTTGGACTGTAAAAACATCAGTCGGATGCCAGTCATCCTCACGCGACGCGTCTCATGAGTCGGTATGTCACCGAGCAGATACGTGGATTGCCATAGACGCCCTTGTGGTTTCCCTAGCCTCAACAGACCGCACGAAACTAACTGAGACATAACACGTGCGCAATACTCCGAACGCCATGGTTCACCCGCCGCAACCGCAGTCATAATCCTTGCCAACACACCCGCCTCGTATTTAGTGAGGCGGATAGAGTACACGCGCGACAGGCGCTCGTTTTGATACGCTGTGTCTGGAACCATACTCCTCATAATATACCTTTCGTGTACCACATTGTAGCATATTACACCACCGAAAGTCAAGTAGCAAAGTGCGACCCCCGCCTGTCTGCAAGCGGGGGTCTTGACCGGACGCCACCAGATGGCGAAGGCTATTCCCATCATAATTTGGTGGCTACCATCACCGCAGCGTGGAAAGGGCACGCTCGGTGTTATGGTTACTTTTGCGAAGCACGATTATTATAGCAACTTTTAAGGTATAATGCAATAGTGAATTACACTCACGCCCACTAACCCCCAATGGAGGACAAATGTTAAAACGGATTATCCCTATCGTACTGTCTGTGGCGCTTGCCATCAGTCTGATTTTCAATGTTGTGCTCATCACACGCCCAGTCCCCGCCCCAGAGACGGTGGAGCCCATGGCGCTGTCCCAGCCCATGGTGAACGATACCACAGCGGTCGCACCCACACAGGAGCAGGGCAGCGAATCAACTCGCTGGACTGAGGTGCACTTTACCACCGCTGACAAGGCGCAGTACGCCACGTATGCGGGAACGGATGCGGACGCGATACAGCCATCCTTTAACATCCAAATACCCAAAACCTATATCTACCTATTTGACATGAACGTCGATTATGAGGACGTTCGCCTGAGCACGCAGGTTGTCAGCTACGGGCAGAACACCAATTACACGACCCTTGTCTGCCGATATGACGTCGACCGGGGCTGGTACGAGTTCAACGTATCCAACTCCGGGATAGTTGCCGTACTGCGATATGACCATGAGCACGGATACAAGCTCATCGGTGAGGGCGGTCTCCAGACCATGAAACGCGGGGACGCAATGAATGAGGTGACCGCCTCCTGTATCGGTAACGAGCTGAGCATCGAGGTCAACGGCAAGCTCTGGCGCACATTCAGAGACGACACCATCCACCATGGATATATCGGTGTCGGAGCTGGCAGCGGGACACTATACCCGGTGTCTATCAAGTTCCAGACCATCGACGTCCTAGCCCTGAGCCCAGCCACCACGATACTCCCCACAGCTACAGCCATGGTGACCCCCACCGACTGTACCGACTGGTGGGACTGCGCAGCCAAGACGCCCAAGCCAAACGACCCCCGGTTCTTGGGGTGGACGCGTGGCAGCGGGAAGTCTGGCAACGTGAATGACCCATACTGGCAAAAGTGGGTCTGGATGAACGAGAATGACTGGCGCACGGAACGAGCGACCATCATCTGGGACTACCTGTGCCAAATCGATGGCTGCCCATCGGAACGCGACTTGGCAACCTTACTGTTCTATCAGGAGGGCTCCATCCTACTGGATGACCCATACGCACAGGAACTTATGGTCAAGGCTATCAAGTTCAAGCTCTCGAGTGAATCGTTCATGGGTCAGCATGATGTCATGTTTACCGGGGACGGTGTGACCATGGAGGACTTGTCGTTCTTTACGCCTTTTTTCAATCCCAAGTCTGATGGCGCCAACTTTAGCGATGCAGACTGGGCAGAGCTGACCACCAAGCCCAAGCCGGTGTTCTTTGAATTGGTCGATAAGTGGTATGCCGACCCGCACTATCCCATCTGTGGCTTGAACGGTGAGGTTGTCGACCACTGGTGGACAGGCGGGGAGCCAACCGCAGGTGTCTGGCTGTGGTTCTACAGCGTCATCGACCGTGGCGGAAACGTTATCCTCAACTTTGGGTCGTAGCCATGAGACAACTACTCGATATCCTTGGAGTTGGAATAGCGGCAATAATGCTGCTGTGCATCCTGAGCATAGCGCCTGTGTTGCCAGAGCCGGTGAACTTTTCTGAACTTGGATTATCAACTCCAACTACAGAAGTTCAACCAACGTGGGAAAGTACCCCGATTTACGCCCCGTGCACAGATAATTACTTGTCCCTTGTGGACTGGGGTGTCAACCCCGACTGGTACTATGCCCTGCTTGCTGGCGAAAGCGCCCGAGCCGCGTATCAAGCCGACCATGGCTTAACGGTCAGGCGTAGCGATGATGTGTCCAGAGCCCTGTATCAGAATTACTATACCCCGTCGCCCTGTAACTTCGTCTCCCATGGCACGTGGTTCGGCAGCGACGAACTATCGGTACAGGAGCTCCTGTTCTCTGGTGAGGTCATGCGCCAACAGATGGAGCGAGGATATGTCCTTGTGGGCAGCGGGGATTATGGGTATCACTGGGACTTGAAATATGAGGTTGACGCCTATATCGCAAAATGGGCAGCCAATCGCAGCCCCACTGATTACCTGCTCGAAAAGCAGGGGTCTGTCCTGTACGTCTACTTTGCCGATGGCGGGGTAGAACGCACGCACCATTTTGTGGGTGGCAAGATTGACCCGGTGACATACGAGGAGCTCAACCCCAAGCAACGGCGCCTGTATGACGCTACCACCATGGGTGCTTGGGATATCCAATCCAAGCTGCTGGTACCCACACAGGAGCACCTGACCCCGGAACAAGCCCTTGCCTCTAGGCAGTATGTTGGCTTTGTATCTGGTAAGTCAGTCAACGATATCGGGCGCCGGTTCCTGTTGTATCGATACCTGCCCGAGCCCCAGTTTGTGGGCGTTGCTCTTGTGGTCGGAACAGCAAAGCGGGCAGACTGGACTGGCATAGGTGGAACGTCAGATGAGAGTTTTCAGTATGACCACTTCCCCCTGATTCTGAGACGATACAACGGATACCTCTGGGGATTCGATTTCCCCACCAACCTGTACCTGATGTTCGGGGGCACCATCAACCCCGGTGACCCGATACACGTCCCTACAGAGCCGGTGCTGGCAATCGACCCAGACAGGAACAGCCCCAACCCAGCACGCGGGGAGTAAAACGTAAAATAGGTTTTTACAGAAATGGGTTGTTTTTGTAAAATGGCAATGATACCAAAAGTCCTACCCCTTACTGGTAGGACTTCGGTTTTGTGAGCGTCGTATTGGGCTGTGTGATAGCCTGCGGGACACAGGGTCGAACTGTGACCTCCGGGGGATGAACCCGACGAGCTACCTGAGCTCCATCCCGCTCTAAGAGGGACACCCTAACGACACCCCCAGTATACCACATTATTAAAGCGAACCCCCGCCAGTTCGGGGGCGGGGGCTGCCAGAAATGAGGGACTTGTGGGCACAAGTCAGATACATAAACCTCTTAGATAGTACAATATTTCAAAACAAAAGTCAAGTACCTATTTTCGCATGGCTTTGGCAACGACCTCCTGCCACTCCTCGAGCGTGATGCGCCCATGGCTCAGCGCCCAGCACTCTCGCGGGTTGAGATACTGTCTGCCGTCCTTGGGGGCGTCCCACGCGTTGTATCGTATCACCTGCGTCTCCGCCTCCTCGTAACGACCTATCTTGAGCAGGGTGTGCACCCGAACCCGCTCCCGGCGATGGATGTGTGTTTTGTACCACTTCTCGCTCTCACTGGTCGTGATACCAGTTATCGGGGTATGGCGGCGCGACCGGCTCACTCTTGCCTCGGGTTGGCTCCGTGCTCCTCCATGCATTTGACGCAGATACCCGCAATCTTGCGGATGTCGTCCAGCGCCATGGCATCGCTGGGGGTGAGCGTCCAGTGCTCGACAGCCCGGTTCATGTAGTGCTGCATCATTATCAAAAACTCGCCAACCGTGTGCTTGCGCCCATCGGTGCGAATCTTGGGTAGCTTATCCTGATATGCCCGTTCGCTGTCGATGATTTCGTAGACCTTTTCACGTAACATATGGGGGAATCCTCCTGTTGTGTCTAATGGCGCTTACTCCCTGCGCCGACCTCTCGAGCGTCGACCCTGCGACACCCACGGTCTAGGTTACCTTACGCGTAACCCAGAGGGTCAGCTGTATAAGTGGGACGTTGCTGGGGCTGATACGCTGTGCACATTTGCTGTATCGGGTCTCCGAGCCACAGTTTTGGGATGCATCCCATCGCCAACGTTGCCCTACCAAACCACAGTATACCACATGCGTGGCAGATACTCGTGGGTGGACTCGAACCACCGACCCGCACCTTAGAAGGATGCCGCTCTCACCAACTGAGCTACACGAGTGTGGAGCGGGAGGGGGAGACAGGACGCCATAAGTCGGGGTCAGCGTAATCGCCCCACGTCCCGTCCTCACAGAACGCGGCGATTGCCCACGCCTCGGGAGCGTCTGGGCGCTTGGCATAGTACAAAATGCACCGCTGCCCAAGGTCTGGGCGCTCCTGAGGGTACTGGCGCCAGCGCACTACATCACGCATGGTACTTAGGCGACCCCTTAACTCAGCGACGTATACGTCCAGTTCTTTTTGTCCACGCGTTGACATGCCACCGTCTTGTTCGTCACCGATTGATATATCCAAAATCTCATCAACCAGCGCGTTGTCTGGCAAAGCTCGGGCGATGGTCATGGCTTCTTGCTCATACTTAGTTAACTTTCGCATCTCGACGCTCCTTATAAACACACTTACATTATAACACATTATTATCAATCAGCTTGCCAGTGCTTTGGAATCCCCAGCCGCCGTTCGATAGCGCGGCGGGTATCCCGCTGTAGCTGTAACTTGTGCCCGTTCTGACAGTACCACATCCTTGCAGCAAAATAGCGGTCATCCTTGGGAGATGTCCTACCCTGTGCCTTGCCAGCCCCCACCCAGTCACATATCATCTCGGTGAGGTAGGGCTCCTCTATGGGTAGGATAATAAACCCGGTCTCATCCTCGGGGTGTGTCCACCACTGCCAGTGGTGTCGGTTGCGCTTTTGATGCAGGAACCACGCCCGGTCAAATGCAGCGTCCCCGGTGTTGGTAGGCTTGTAGTACCCGGTCTCGTTACGTCCGGTCTGGATGCTGCCACGCTTGACACCATAAAAGTGCTTGGCATAGGGGATGAACTCATCCGGGCTGAACTTGCTCAGGTCGTGTACGATTCCACGCCAAGCGATACCCGCCCGGATACACTCGAGCAGCACGTACAGCTTGTGGCGGAGCAAATAACGCAGGTAGGGCAGGTAGGTCAATGGAGCGCCACCGCTATGACACACAGCCATGGCAGGATAAAACACACCACCACCAAGAACGCCTGCCGGATACGAATCATGTCAGGTTTATCATTCATCATAACCTCCAAAAGTTTGCCCGCGCCGTTGCCATGGACAGGCACACGCACAGGTCGATTTTCAGGCTCTGGCTGCGTTTGACGATACGCAGCTTCGCATCATCCGCATCAGTCTTGTAGTTCGCGTTGCAGACATGGGTTGACAGGTCTGGGTACCCACCATCGTGGTGCACCCTGCGGTCACGTATCATGTCGCGCAGCGCCTTATCCGACACCAATCGGTCGGCTCCCTGCTTGAATTCCTTGAGGTGAGCGATGCGCTCTTTTTTGAGCCGGTTCGCCATATCCTCCAACTGGTAGGGGTCGTAACATATCTCCACCACGTTGTAGGACGCCAGCAGCCTGCGTATCTCCGCCTCGACCTCTTGAAAGTCTATTTTACCATTCAGTGGCGGCTTCCATGCGTTGGCATAGCGCACATCCAGATGCTGCCCATTGTCCCCGCGCCCGGATACCATCACCAACCCGAAAGAGTCATCGTCCACCGCCGCGTCCATGGCAACGACACATGGCTGCGATGGGTCTAAATCGGGTAAGTTTCCCTTGCACCCCTCCCACCACTCTGCCGGGATAAACGACTCTGTGCTCGATGCCCACTCGTTGCGGTGAACGCGCCTGAATTCGGAGTCGGTCAGGACTGCCGTCTCTTGGGCATAGTAATCCTTGGACTGCCATGGCAGCCGTGGCACCGTGTTCCACAGCATGAACATGCGGGCGGTTCTATTCGTCCACGCCTCCAGTGGCGGGGTGAGATTATCAAACTGTACCAGCTCCCCAGCTCTCCCGGTATCATACAGCTGCTCGAGCAGGGTGGATTCCCCAGAGAACCCTGCGTAGGTCTCCACCCACCGGAATGAGCGACCGAACTTCATGGGGGAGAGGGTAGCCTCAGTCCACATCCGCCGCTGTGCCTCTTGGTGCGCTCCCCAGAGCTCACTGAATACGATGACATCCGCATTGGAGCCAGCTTCACCGGTTGGGTCGATAGGTACAGATTCGATGATGGTGTGATTCGGCAGGGTGATTTGGTAGTTCCTGACCTTACAGACATGCCTGAGGGCAGGGTTGAGCTCGATAGCACGCCTGATGTAGAACCCCACACGGCTGTCAGCGCCCTTGAGGTCGTTCGCAATGACCATGACTTGTCCCCACTCCACCTGAAAGCCCCTGTAGAGCGCTACAGCGGCTGCTATGGTCGATTTGATGGACTTCTTGATATCTGACCACACTATCACGGAATTATTGAACAGCCCCGTCTGTGGGTCAGTGCTCAGCGCCACCCGGAGCGCCTGTTGCTGGTAGTTATCCAGCACCATGGCTCCCTTGAGCTCCGGGACGTAGAAATGCCGTGTAATCCAGCGCACCGGGTCTGGGTCAACCAGCATCAGGTCACTGTTGCGCTCAGCCCGGCGCCGCCGTAACTCAAGCTCGGCTTGGGCTTGCAGCTGCATCAGCTCATTACTGCGTTCCGAGGACATCCGTTAAGCTCTCACCCTTGGAGATACGCTCCAGCTGCTCATCGGTCAGGTCTTTCATGTTGACCTCGAGCACTGCCAGAGACGTCTTGTACAGCCCCCGTAGCTTGGCTTCGTCGACCGCAGCCTCCAGCGCCAGCTTTGGGTTCTTTGAGTCCAAAGCCTTGAGCCTGAGCATACGCCGGAACGCCAGATGTTCAGCCAGCGCCTGCGCGTTGGTAGCCTTGAGCTCCTTGAGCACAGCTGCTTTCACCCGGCTCATGTAGTACCGCGCCATCCGCTCGTTGACTTGCCACTTATCGGCAATATATTGCAACATATATGACATATCGTTGCCCTCAAGATACAGGCGGCGCAATACCTCCACTCGCTCAATAGTCTCTAGGTCGGTTGCTTTTGCCATCTTCATTACTCCTGTATCATTTTAGGTACACTGTATCATATTGGCAGGTTTTGCCACTATACCAACTTCTGGCACGCCCACTGTATGGCGATACCACGCTCCCGAGCCATATTTTCAAAACACGGAATGCAGTACAACCCACCCCCTCCGTCGTACCCACCGGTTACCGCTTCCCAAACGTCCTTGTCTGCCCACCATACAGTATCATAGGCAGCGCCACAAATATGGCAGCGTTCCCCGTCCCAGCTATCTGGGCTCTGGGGGGATGACGGGGTGTTCTTTGTCATGTATCTCCCTTTCCGTGGAGAGGTGGTCTTTGATGATGACCGCTCGAGACATGAACCCATGCCCGGTCAGGGTCGGGATAGCTGCGGGAGCGGTGTATATCAGCAACTGGTTCGGGTCAAGCTCATCCACCATGGCTTGCACCATGTCGAGTATCAGGTTGCTGTCCGGGGTCACCTGAAACTGTATGGCAATCGGGACATTCTTGGGAACCCCAGCCCAGCATAGCTCTTTGTCGGACGGCACAATTTGGACATTTGGGATGACCTTGATACCAGCCTCTTGGAGATACCTGCCCACCCACAGGCTGCGGTAGCGCTGCCAGTGTCTCTGGGCAGCTGGGTCTTGGTTACCGATGTAATAGGGCGGAGTGAGCACAGCCATGATATCAGACTGGGCTATCTTGCGGGCATATATCTCAGCTTTGAACCACAGCCCCTGATAGAATCTGTCGTGTGTGTAAAATGATACAACGGTTTTATTCAAATCCAACCCATCGATGCCATCACGTCCCCATACCAGATACCACAGGTCGGGCTCCACATCCACTACCGCTCCGCCCACCCACGTTGCGATACGCGCAGGGACACTGGTCGGGATATGTTCTGGTAATAGCTCCGGGAATCCGAGTGGATGGCTCGAGGTGAATGTCTTACGCTCCAGCTCTTTGTAGTCCTTGGAATCATCTGGCAAATCATCAAGGGTCTTGGGGTTTTTCTTTTTGTAGATGGCGGCATTGTCCAGCGCTTGCTGGGATTCGGCACCAATCTTGTCCATCAGGGCTTGCAGATTATTATCATTCGCCTTGACTGACTGGACTATCTCCAGCAACTTGGAGTCATCGTGCACGCCCATCTCAGCTGTGATACCGATGGCAGCCAGCGCGATGCGCTCCTCGTCCGCCGTCAGGGTCACGTAGATAACTGGCACCGGGGTCTTGCCACCGCGTCGATACGCCAGCGTAGCCCGCAGGTGACCGTCCACAACATGCTGCGTGGTGGTGTTCACCTTGACCGCATCCACCCATCCGATTTCGTTGAGAGAGCCCTCTACAGCGTGTTGCTGTAACTGGGTATGAATGCGCCAGTTGAATGGGTTGGCAAGTAGCTCCTCAGCCGGAACTTCGACTATTGTCGAGTCCATCCGATTTTTCCAAGCAGGTTTGGTTCCCGTCATAGTTTACCTCACTATGTAACATTATACATCATCACGGCTTAAACAGCGACACCCACGACTAGAGAGGGGAGCCGTGGGTGCCTTCACCGCTGTGGTGAGAGAGGGATATCGCTCTGGATAATAGCATATCTGATACAAAAATGCAAGAGCCAACTTAGTGGCAATAGCGGCGACACCATGTGGGAAGTTTCCCCGATTTACACATTGCGTAAAAGACAAAAAAAGACCCCCGATGTTTTGGGGGTCTCTGTAACTGGGAGCGGCTCTACTCCCGCGGGATTAGTTTGCCATCCACATTTTCGTACGCCGCCTCGCTACTCTTGTCGAAATACTTATCGACACCGTGTTTGGTGGAAAGCGCAAGGAACTCCTCGTTTCCCAGATTGACCATCAGTTCTATGGTCAGATAAATCACCTCAGCGGCTACCTTATCCGGGTCAGTACCAGCTTCTGGGTGAGTCATCAGCGCTTTGGCGGCATACTCCTCTTGGAGACGCCCGCGCACTATCTTGGCGTTGAGCTTACGAACACGTATCGAATTATCCGCCAAGCTCCTCAGCATGTTACGCATCTCCGGCAGCTTGGCTGCGTCCTTTTTGGAGTCCGCAAACATCTCGGTCGCCTCATCCAGAGATAACTGGACACGTATAGTCCCATCTTCCTCAAAATGCTTAGCCATTGGTTTCACCGTCCTTTTGGTTTTCGTCATCATCGTCGTCTGCGAACCCACCGATAGTGGTTCCCTCAGACTCCAACCAGTCCTTAAGCTCAGGGGGCACATTCGACTGGTGCCCAAAATGACCACTGACCACAGCTGAGCCGTTTGCCAGCATCTCAACCTCACCGGCGCCATCGGGCTTGATGATGGAGCCCATCAGTTTATCAACATCGATGTCCGGGAGCGGCATGTCCAGTACATCATCGATGGTAACAGGCTCGTCGCGTGCGATTTTTTCGACCAGCGCACGGATGTTCTTGGGAGCAGGGCTATCTGAACTGGCGATGGTATCCATAATCCGCTTGTCCATGTTGCACGCTTGGCAGTCCTTGTCACAATTCGACTCGACCTCCACAATGACGTTGGCGACCAGCCGTAGAACCCTTGGACGAACCTCGTCATTCGCAAGCAGCTCCCGGATAGCCTCGTTGTGTGCGCTCAGTGATTCAAGTCCGCGTGGCGCATCCACTGAAACTGACACGGGGTCTTGGAAGTCGCGCGGGTTTAGAATGTCTTTGGCTCCATCGTCCAGCACAATCCGGGCGTGCTCGTCCACATCAAACTCACCCATGGCTTTGGAGTAATCCTCAAGGGTGGGATTGTCACCCAGCGCCTTGATAGACGGGTTGGACTCGACCAACAACTTGTGCACCGGACTCCATTGCAGATACCGCTCGAACAATTGCTTTGCTCGGGCAGCCACATCCGCAGCGTGGAACGACTCGTCCACCTCTGGTGTCTGGAGAGAGCGCTGGAATTTCGGTTCCACTTTAATGAAATGGTCGGCATAGTCCCGGTCATTTGGTGCGGTGGTGCCGTCGAACAGGCTCTGCAATTTCAGCGCCTCAAATAACTTGCGCCGCATTTCATCAGGCATACCTTTGAAATGGAGCTCTATGCGCAGCCCGTAGCCCTCGCGCTTGCCGACAGCTTGGGATTCTTTAGAGGCGTAATCAAAATCATCCGCCTCCTCAATATCGACCAAGTGGTTGGTGATAGCCTCCGACAACGCGGCTTTCAGTTCTGGTAACGCATACTGGAGCGTCGAATCGCCGACATCCCTGCGGCTCACCGTCACCAAAAAGTCCTGCAAATTCGTCTTTCGTTTATACATAGTCCTCTCCTTAGAATAGAATATAGTTCATTGTAGCATAGTGTCTTATGAAAGTCAAGCTACAGTTTTATCAGGATGGTTCCACTGTGCTGACGCTGATACCTGCGCCAGTAATACTTGCGGATGGACAACCACCCAATATCAAAATGCTCGTGCACATGGGGGAACGGAAACGCATCGATGCACCGGATGTCTGGCACCACGCCCCACGAAATACGCCAATGCTTAAGCCGTACAAAACGCCAGAATATGATACGGCTCTTGAGAACCCCGCTGGCTGGGCTGCGGTGAAATCGAACATATCGGACTACTTGACGTATCATGGTTGTTTTTTCTCCACGACCACATAGCAGTCACACCCAGTACACGACATGCGACTTTTGATTTGGAAGTCCATCAACTTCCAACATCCCATGGCGCCCTCAACGGCACCGGGATAGCTACACCACACCGGCTGTGGGTACAGCTGCGCCATCTCCTCCCATGTAATACCCTGCTCAACTAACTTATCGAACTCCATGCGGGTCAATTTATGAAACGGTTTTATCATTCTCGTGTATCCTCCTCGCTTTGTAATGGGATGTACCGACCTACCCTGCCGGTGATGTGTTCCATGGTCTCTCGAGCAGACACCAGAAGCTGGGATAGCTGCATCACGATATCAGCATTGGTTGTGTTGGCTTGCAGGATGGTCAGGTCTCCCATCAGGTCTTGCAGCCGGGACGCCACGCGGCGCAGCACCACGTCGTGGGTCACCGGGCTGGCGCTGGGTGGAGGGATGATGGTCGGCTCACCGGCAAAGTCATCCTCGGGCTCCCAGCTGTCAAGTATATTCTGGGAAACTTCACCGATATTATCAATCGGCTGTTCTGGGTCACGCAGCATCAGCCCTTTCATGCTCTCGAGACTGGGCGGAATGCCGTGCTTCTCCATATAGTCCAGAGACACCCGCATCACCCGCTCCCAGTCCTGCCCGTAGCTCATGGCGAACACGTAGTGGGAATACGGCAACACGTCATACTTGCGCTGGGCATCGGCAGTATAAAAAGCAGCCACCGACGCGTAGAGCCGAACCGACCGCATCGCCTTGCCTACCACACGACCCACGGCGGCACAAATCTCGAGCCTGCCGACATCAAGGTGGTTGGCAATCGATAGCGTGTGTAACTCATTGACGATGTTACCGATACGCCAGTAGCTATGGGTCATGGTGTCACGGATTGCCAGCAGCTCATCCAGCATGTTTTGCGGCATGAAGTTGATGAGCGACTTGGTGGACGGCTGCGTTAAAGCAACATTATCATTCATTACCAGCACTTCTCCATTCTAATTTTTGTCGGGATGGTGGCGTGCCAAGCGTCGAGGTCATACCCTCGGGCAATCTGCCGCTGAGCGAAACGCTGGCGGCTTTTCCGGCTATTGACGATACCCTCTTGGTGACAACGCTTACACACCAACCCACAATTCTCATCGCAATCTCTCCAAGGCTCACTGTCTCGCTCATGGTATATCCAGTGATGCAAATCCAGCGCCTGTTTTTCAGCTCCACACTCCTCACATACCTTGCCGCGCGTAGCTATCAGGAACAACTTAAGCTCTTTGCGCGGTAATATCACAGCCGTTTAATATCCGTGCTTGGATAGATTCGATGAACCACCTTGCTACGATACCGAGCCTTGAATTCAGGCTTGGCAGTCTCGGTAATCACCGCGACCTCGTAGTTGTCGGTCAGGACGCCCTCACTGTTCTGTACCCGAGCCGTCACATATCCCTTACCGTCCGGTGTCTCCACCGGGTCTTGGAACCGAAACGCGGTAGGCGTGGTCATTGGCTGATGACTCCCTCCATGATGATACGCGTGTGACCTTTATTATCAATCACGTCGTGAATCATAAAGCTACCATGGTACTCAACATCGACCTTGATAGCACACTGCCGCACATCGGTTCCCCACTTGGTCTCGAGACGTTTCAAGGCTCGTTTGACCCACAGATACACCGCCGTGATATCCGAGTAGTCCCGCAGGTCTCCCCAGATATAGACCACGCCCCATGACACCTCACCCCCCTCGGGAGATTGTCTCCCGGTCTTTTGCACAGCGTATTGCACCGACCCCTCAGACCCCGCTGGCACATTGCAGCGTTTTCTGGAGGCAAGGTACTCGTCGTCCGATAACCTCGGGTCATAGTGATATGTGTGACCAAACGCATCCTTTACGCCCTGTAGGAACGCAGCGTCCTCTCCGAACCTCATACAATCAAGCCGGATAATCCCTGCAACGTGTGTCCACTGACTCATTTCTGCTCCTTTATTAAGCACTGGGCTTCGGTTCGCGGGTGAAATCCGGGGAGGTTGTGCCAATTCCACACTAGTTTGTCATCTTCTTCGCGCCAGTTGCGCTTATCCTCTATTTCCACCACAAACGCCAGTAATGCTGCGTTGCTGGATTGGAGCCTCCCTATCCTTGCAATCGCATGTTCTACCGTAAGCTCCGAGCCAGCGCCTTCAACTCCAATAGCAACAGCCAACGTACTTATATTGGCTTCCAGTTCCTCAA